CCATTAACATAATCAAATGCCTTCTTGAAAATGGCTTCTTGGACACCTGGTTTGAGAAGTCCTTCCATGATTTTTTTACAATTGTTTGATGGCATCCAAAACTAATGGTAAGTTGATTTCAATTTTTAAATATAATGTCAAACATCACTCTTCTGAAGTTGATATCCCCAATGTTGTAATGTTTGTCTTATTTTTGGACTTACTTCATAGTCATCGTATTTTGTCTTTTTTTTATGAATCTGATTGATTAAATTTCTACGGAATCTACTTTTAGGTCCCGCGGTATTCATCCACCGTTTGATTTGTCGTTCATCGTCATCGCTCCGTTTTCCAGAATAAAAATCACAATACCATTGCGTCCACCCATATGGGTGCGTTTCATTGATCCATTTTTTTTCTTCCCAATATTCTAATGTTGTACCGACTTTCACATTATATTTATTTATTGTTTTGTCGTAATCGTCCCATCCAGAAGTTAACCAATGTTCTGGAAGATTTTTCCACCAACTCTTTGGATATTTTTTATGCTGGTTATTGATTTTTTTCTTCAATATAGTTGAGTAAATTGGTCGCCAATAAGTCCCGCCAAAACTCCCCGTTTGAAATATTTCTTGTGGTGTCAGATTTGGAGTGAACTCCGGATAATCTTTGAATATAATCAACCCGTTTTTGTCTTTTTTTGGCGCCATGATCTTTATTTAATATAACTAAATATGTTTTAAATATTAAATAAAGAGAAAATTATTATAAATAACTAAAACTATGAAAGTAAAACGTGGCAAAAAGTCAAACCGAGAAAATAAAATCGTTGAATTAGATAACAATATTGTACGTGAATATTTGAAGGAACACAATGCCAAAAAGTTGTCGGTGAATTATCTAAAGAGGAAACTCAATATTAAAAGTAGAAAAGTATTATATTACTGCCAACATTCTAATCACATTGAACAAGTTAAACCGTGGGAGGTCGGTTCATCCAAGCATACAGTTGATGTTTTCAAATATAAGGCTTAGAACACTTTAGAACCCGGTTTGAAGCATGATATCAAAAGGAAAAGAAATAATCGTCGTTGAAAACCGTCTTATTTTTAATGCTTCTACTCATCTTCGCCGCAGACATATTCTCTGAAGACGCCGCCTTGACAATCGTTTCCCACATATTCAAACATTGGTTGGTTTTCAAACACACTTTATTCACCCGTTTTCCGGTACTTGATGTTAATTTATGTTGGTACACGTCCTCCTCGCGGAGTGACAATCCATAATACCCTTCGTTCGTCGCACCATTCTTCCAAACGGTTGCCTTTTGGGCATACGGAGACGCGTTCAAATACTCCTTCAGCTCATCCATCTCTTTTTTATCGCCCGACACATCTTTCCCCAGTTTCTTCTTCCATCGCTTGTAATTCGCCAATAACTCGGAATTCAATACCTTGCCCTGTGGCGTGAACCGGCATACTCCGAATACGAAGGTCTCCGCGTCGCACTGCACCCCCCGACTCCGTTTGTACTCGACTACTTGTAATTTCACCCCTGCGTACCCGTAGACCACCTGATTCTTATCTTGCTGTTCTAACCGTTTAGGACGGAAACGCGTATCCAAATATTGTTTGAACTGGTGGAAGATTTGTTTCGTTGGTTTGACTCCGTTCCATATGCGAAACTGACCCTCCATCATACCGCTCGACTCCTCTACATCAGGACGGACGATACAACACGCACTGATGAATTCGTCAAAACGTTTCGTCTCTTCGCTCACCGGCTGCTGTTGCTGGTAATCGCAATCCGCCATCAGTTTGTTGATTTGGATCTCCTGCTCACCGACCTTGCGTTTCAGCTCTGCTATCTCGCATACCAACACCCCGTTCGTCGCCTGGTATTCCATGTTTGCAACATTAAGTGCCGCCAAGTCCTCCTCCAACATATCGTTCCGTTTCAACAATTTGTTGTAATTGTCTACACTGTACCGCTTGCTCTCAATCACCGATTTTATGTAATACGTCAGTTTATCTGACGTGAAGGTCGCATTGTACGCAATGATCTCCTTGTACGTACTCCCATCAACTTTAATCTGGCGCAACTGTTTCTTCACCTTGGGGTGCTGCTTGATCAGGTTCTCGATCTCGACCTTGTTCTGGACCTTGAATGCGTTCACCAAAACGAAATTCGCGAACTTGCTGTGGTGGTTATAAACGCGCGACCGCAAATCGTTCGTTTGTCCGAATTTGAGGAGGGTCTCGCCGCCCTCCGTGTTGTCGATCGTGCCGAAGTAGACGCACTCGGTATTCTTGGGGAATTGGTCGATGATTGCTTTTTCCACGGCTTGGCGTTTTTTCTGCTTCTCTTGTTCGGCAGTTTCTTGCGCTAGTTTGAGTTGGTTCTGGAGTTCCATGCTCTCTTCGCAGATGGTTTCCTGGATGACCTCCTCCAACTTGATGTAGTATTCGTGGATTTCGTCTGCCTTGGATGTTCCCGCTTTGAGACAGAATCGTTTGAAGGCGGGGACGGTCATTTTGAATACCTGTCGATTCTGTCCGCCGTTGGACGAAACCGCTTGCCCTGCAGGGCAAGCGGTTTTAATGTAATCCTTCTCAACAATAAACTGTTTGTCAAGAAGCCTTCTTGCCTTTGCTTTATCATGAAATCCCATCCACTTCCATACATCGTCTAGGTCAACCACAAAATCTGTATTACAACAGTTCAAGTAACAGTAAAAGTTGGCGAGGAATACCTGTTGTTGCGTTTCAGTGAAGGAATACCTCAGTTTCCCTACCAATCGCGATTGGTAATTGCCAGAGAACTTGGTGATTGGGTTGGTTTCGATGAGATTTACGATATTCATTGTATAGTAATACGCGACTTGACTTTAAATGATTTTGCTATTAAAAGAGGAAACGATGTGAGAGCTTTGATTACCTATTTGTTATGACTACCGTGTGAAGAATCTTGCTCGGTGACGAAACGTGTCACCATTTATTTTTTTTCACGTTAATTCGTGGACCACTACTGCGCTTCACGTAAGACTGAGGGTCGTATGTTTCTTCTTCGTCGTCCGAACCAATATTTTTAGACAATTCCCAAAATTCTTTTGATCCTAATCTGAAATCTTTTTGTGCTTGCGCTTTGTACCAAAAGATTTGATCTTGCAATTTGTTTGATTTCGCATTATTATTAATCACTAAACACTCATAATTTTCAGTACATTGGTCCATTACTTGACAAAAAGACTCGAATGTCGGGAACATACCCGCGAAGTTTTCGTAGATACGCTTACGATTGGCAATGTATGGTTCGCGCAAAATAAAGACATAGTCAATATTGGTTCTCAATGTTGGTGGGATACCCAACGGATATTGCATAGTAATGATAAGCATAATCTTCCAATGTCTTCCATTCATGAATAGTAAACGCATTAATTTGTCTTTTGACCACGAATTATCATATAGACAGTCATCCAAAATAACAAACGCTCTCGGATCAATATTACACTTTTTGTACGTGGCAAGTTGTTTGTTTACTTGTTTCAATACAACCTTTTGTCTTTTCAAAATATTGGCAATAATAGAGGAACTATATTCATCGTGAATAAACAGTTTGGGAACGTGATCGCTATAAAAACCGTTGCCGGCTTCTGTACCCGAAATAACAGTGCCCAACGGAATATCTCGATGATGGAATAATAAATCACGAACCAAGAAACTCTTTCCCGTATCTCTTCTACCAATTAAGACAACGACGGGACCTTTATTTTCGTCTTTTTTGAATGTGATGTGACTCATACTAAATTTCTTAAGTTCTAGTGTCATTGTTTATATATTGAAAACAAATTTAAACCTCGGAATATTACGAACGCAAATCACATGAAGATGTTATTATTAATAAGTTTAAAAATATTAAAAATATTATATCAATAATAAAAATTAATGTGCGATGCTAAAACAAGAATTATTATACGATAATTTAAACAATCTTTCAAATAATGAATTTGAGGAAATTGTTAAAGCAAAAGCGCCGGTAGAAGAATTTTTGAATATTGAAATTCAAAAAAGAGTTAGGCATTACAAAAGTAAAAGTGATGAAAACTGTTTCGAAATAAAAGACAAGGACGATAATGATAGGGAAGTATTTTTCAAATATATCACACTGGTTGACTCTCTGAGATATTTGACTGGAAAATACAAAAACGAAGATTTAACAATATTGCCTGGTGTTGAAGAAAAAAATGCCAATAGTAAATATCAAAAATATATCCATGACAAAAATAACTATGCTTATGTAGATAGTTTATTTTATTACATCAGTGGAATATTGAAAACCGACAAACAGTTTTTCCACGGTATTGAATGCTATGATATGTTTATTTGTCAGAAAAAAAATTGTAAAATAAATGTGTCAGACGATTTAGAATATTTATGCGAATCCAACTTTTTTACACAAAATTTAGGGAAAAAATTTCGGTTTGAAGACAATGAGGCAAACGATATCTTTCAGCAAAATAAAAAGGAGACTTTGCTCATTGAAGAAACCAACGATTTAGATTTGGAGTTTGAATCTATTGTGGAAGAAACACCGGTGGACAGCTCAGGAGTATCTCACTCATTAACGAGTGTAAATGAATTTTTGATTGATGATTTAGAAAATGACGATGGGTTGGCATTGAAGTATCAATATGATACAAATGACACGTTGACTAATAATGACGAAGATAGTGACGAAGATAGTGAGGAATATAGCGAAGAAGAAGATAGCGAAGAAGAAGATAGCGAAGAATATAGCAAAGAAGAAGATAGCGAAGAAGAAGATAGCGAAGATAGTGAGGAATATAGCGAAGAAGAAGATAGCGAAGAAGAAGATAGTCAAGAAGATAGCGAAGAAGACAGCGAAGAAGAAGACAAAATTTATTTATTACTAAACAAATTTCCAACACAAGTAGTTGTTATTGAAAAGTGTACAAATACACTGGATGAACTATTGGATGGAGGAGAAATCAAAATGGAAGAAATAGAGAGTGCTATTTTTCAAATTATCACAACACTTTACGTATATCAAAAAAAATATAACTTTACTCACAACGACTTACACACAAACAATATCATGTATTGTGAAACAGACAAGGAGTATTTGATTTACAAAATAAAAGATAAAATATACAAAATACCAACCTATGGTAAAATATACAAAATAATTGATTTTGGTCGCGCCATTTATGATTACAACGGACATTCTCTATGTAGTGATAGTTTTTCCAGAAATGGAACAGCTCATACACAATATAATTATAACCCGTATTATAATGAAAAGAAACCGTTAGTAGAACCAAACATGAGTTTTGACCTATGTCGTCTTGCTTGTAGCATTTTTGATTTTGTATGCGACGATATCAACAATATTGATGAATATCGAAATATTGCCCCGATATATGATCTTATTTTCTCGTGGCTATACGACGATAACGGTGAAAATGTACTATACAAACAAAATGGCGATGATAAATATCCTGGATTCAAGTTGTACAAAATGATATCCAGGATTGTTCATAAACATATTCCAGAAGATCAATATGAACATAACGTTCTTAAAAAGTATATTGCGTCGGACTTGATAGTTGATAATTGTTTACATGATGACAAATGTCATTACATGGACATTGATGATATTATTTCGTAAATATATATTTTCAAATTGTTAAATATAATACGCAAGAATAAATAATGTAAGTATTATATATAATGGTTGCGTGCTCGTCTCGTCGTAAGACAAAACATCCCTTTTGTGGACATGACCCTAAGTGCTACTGGAATAATAGGTCTTGTAAAAAAAGACCTGGCGTAAATAACAACACGCGTAGGAATATGAATACTAATCGCGAACGCTTACACCAAGACCCCAATTCTAAACTGAATATGATTTTACACAAACTCAAAAACATTGAAGCAAAGTTGGAAAAGATGACTCGTAAGAATACAAACATTTTGTCAAAACCGAAATCTATCAAATCAAACAGAGAGACTGCTTTTAACTCCAATAGAAATATTAATAACAATGGTTCTGCTAAAACTGCGTCTCCAACAAATGTAAAAATGCTTTTAAATCAGTCTAGCGATAACACAGCAGAAACGGCCTCGCCGGGCGCTGTCAACCGACTTAGAGATTTATAGATGACTTAGAGATGGAATCAAATCAAAATTGAGGTTCGTTTGTGAAAATTGTGGTCGTTTTACTACTCTCAAAAGAGACAAAATTACTTCTAAATATTAACACAGCATAAGAAACAATTCCTACTAAAGCACTGTCTTTAAACGCCTTTTTTTTATCGTCTTTGTTTTTCTCCACTGAAACTTTTAAAATGAAATATATAATACATATGACTGCTGCTACAATAAAATTACTATTCAATAACTCCATATAATTTATTTGTTATTTAAATAAATTATATATAACGAAAATAATCCATTTATTTAAAAGGCTAGTTCTTCGATTCCAAGATCAATTGGCGGTTCACTTTCCGAATTTTTTGTTTCATCTTCGATGTTATCAAAATCCAAGTTTATTTCTTCAATCTCATTCATATTGGAAATAGACGGGCTATCAAAATCGCTATCCAGAACTAGAGGCACATTATCCCCAATGGTGAATGTATTTTCATTGTTGCTTTCTTGTTCGTTGACTTCAGGCGGCTCTTCACTTTCAAAAGAGATAGACTTATTCTCCTCTTTTTGGTCATAATTATTATTTGATAATAAATCATCTACTGTCGGAGGTGCTTCAGATAGAGATGGTTGTTCGTTGATTACAACACTATTGCTTTCATCTTTTAGAATAGAAGAGGGCGTTTCAATTGAGTCTCCAACTTGTTGTTGTGGCTTATTGTTTTCTTGTGGTTCTTGCTTTGGTTCGTCTATTACTTTTTCTGTTTTTTCAACATCTACTTCTTGTGTTTCATCAATATATTGTTTCAGAAGTTGTTCTACTGGAATATTATCACGAATTGTGTTCATAATACACGTTTGAACAATAATTTCAAATTCTCGATTGTGTTTTTGTTGCTGTAACGGTGTCGCCTCAATTTGGAATAAATAAATATTCGAATACAATTTTCGGGCAATGTTAATGTAAACGTTATGCAAAAATTGTTTGAAGCAAGGTATATCAATGTCAATTTTCTTGTTTTGATTTCCAGTGCGAACACAACTCAATATTTTTAACTGAAGAATATGAACACAAGTAATGAGGTCTTCTAAATATTTACACTGCGAACATTCTTTAATTCGTTCCACCTCAGCATCCACCATAGTTTGATTCCACTTTGGAATCATAGACAAGTAGTTTTGAAAGGTCATCAAATATTTCTCGTCTTCGTCATTTTTCTCACATACTTCCATTGCTTCGCTGTATATTGAACGAAAGCCGTCGATAATGTGTCCAGACAAAATATTCATCAAGCGTATTGACCATTCAGACTTAGAATCGTTCAGCAAATTTGAATTATAATCATCCATTTAATAGTAATCATATATTTCTATTTCTAAATTATTACGAAATACTACCAACAAGTAAAAAATAGAAAATAAGTCATTGTAAAAGTTTTTGTTGACCTTCCCAAATATTAAACTCAAATTATTGTGGTTTGGATTTGTCCTAAATTTTTGGAAAATTTCAAAACAATGAAAATTATACTTGTGGAATTCAACGCTAATTTTATATATTTCTAACAGCTTGTTGATTTGTGGGTCTTTATTTTGGAGTAAATTATTATATTTTTGAATAAGATATTTATATTTTGTATAGTTGAATTTATCTATATTGTTATGCAAAGACCTATTGCGATTTTCATTAATGTAAATGTGCGCGAATCGCGATGACAGCGGATTCAACAGACGATACTTATTTTCGCAAACAAAGATGAATCTCGTTGTTTTACTATATTGTTCTATTGTTCGCCTTAAGCTATATTGAGAATCATATGTCAAATTGTCGGCATGTTCCAAGACAATTGTTTTGAAATTCACGTCTTTAGTTTTGTTGAATATTTGCATTGAAAATAGTTTAATATGTTCTTTGATAATTTTGATTCCATTTGTAGATAAACAGTTAATTGTAAGGACATATTTAGAAATATTTTCGTTTGAATTATATAGATTGGTGATAAATTGATGGTATGTTTCTTCTTTTCCGCACATATATGGTCCGAAAAATAATATATTTGGAATGCTGGCTTTCTGTATATAACTGTCCAATTTCATTTTTGCTTTTTCCATTTCCACTTTTCTTAGTTTTGTAATATAAAAATATGTCTGTAATATTTAATATTTTATAAGTTAATAATATAATTAGATGACAAACACTCCTCAAAATTGTATTTTCAAAGAGATTCAAATGGCAAATCAAAAGTTATCCGATAAACATTTTTCAGAATTGTTTCACAATGTTTACAATAACGTAATATTTTCTACAATTCCTTACACAATTTATAAAGAATCACAATCAAACACTTGTATTTACAAGTATAACAGTGGCAACTGCATCGCTTTATCGCATTTCGTAAAAGAATATTTACAAGCGAATCATAATATCAAAAGCTATATTATTGCGGCAAGTGTTCCAAATAGCTGTAAAACACCCGGCACACCCCATTTGACACATTGTGCAATATTAATTCCACTGTCAGAAGACAAGTTTTGTATCATCGATACTGCTTTATACTTTTTAGAACCAATGATTTGTGATGTAAAAGATACAAGTACCCGCACAATTGAAATGTCCGATGTGTATCAGCACAATATACGGCGAGTAAACTACAATATTTCAAAATGCGACAATTGTTTACTTGATATAAACTACAACCAAAAACTGGCGAATAATTCATTGTGCGTCTCTTGTGTATTTGAGCACGATCAAAGTGAACATTGGAATTATTATCTAAACGAAATTGTTAATCCAGATAATAATATTGGTCATGCGTATCTGAAACATAAAAAAGAGCCTTTTATGATGTATACTCAAGTAGTAAACAAAAAACCAGTATTGAAATATAAACTTAAATTACAAGATGATGGGATGATTGTGATTAAAAAATACCCCGAAAACACTGTTGTTTTCAATGGAAATTCCGGTCAGTTTGATGAAAATAAGATAAAAGCTGAAATGCGTAAATACTTATCCGGCGTTTTTAGTATATAGTAATAATTTTATTATTTATGAACTGTTCAACGGTTGGGTATACGGATTTGATTTGAATGCGTCCAACAGCGACGCATCTAAGTGACTGTTGCTGATTTCTTGGTAGTTTTGTGGCATAGAGGTGGTGGTACCCAGACTATCGCTTGGGTGTTGATAGGAAGTTGGTTTGGGTCTATACACCGGAGTTGATCTAGTATTTTCACACTCTTTTGCGTTTACTTGCGCAACAATTTTGTTGTTAAAAAGGCTAATGTTGCCGTTAGATTGTACACCGCTCGCGTAAACGCGGTTGTTATTTTCTTGGTTATATTGAGCAACGTAGCTCATGTTTCCACTTAACTGAGAAGCAGCCGGACCCGTTTCGGATTGATTCATCGAATTTCTTTGTGTCGCGTTTAATATGGGGTTTACATTCATATACGCAGAATCTTGCTGTTTCTGAACATTCAAGTGATTCATATTCAAATCACATTCATACATTTCTCTATTGGTGGTAGAGACTTCTTGCTTGTTGCGAATGGTATGCGCGGCGACGTTATTTAGACCAACATTACCAGATGATTGTAAACTAGTTGTAGTGTTTACCTTCTTGCTGTGTCTCAATCCATTCATAATTGGTTGAACGATGCTGGATACAGTAGACCCCATTCCTCCAAAGTGAGACGTTTTTGTTGTATTTCGGTTGTTGTTATGTGCGTTATAAGAGGTTTTGCCATAATTTTGTTCACTTGTCGGATTTGTTGTTTTATCTACGCGATTCGTAATTGGAGCCCCATCTAATTGTTGTTTGTTTGCTTCCAAATAGTTTTGTTTGGCATAAGCAGCACCATTTTGGTTAATTCTGGTTCCGTAATATTCAACACTCGTGTTATCGCGATTTTCATTGGTAAGCATTTGATGGGCACCCACAGTGTGCATATTGGGTCCAGATGTTCCCGCAATCATACCTAAATTATCTTTGTTTACAAAGTAAGAGTCCGGCGTTTTTTTGACAATTTTTCCATGCTCGCCTCTGTTTTGTATTGGATTTATCGCAGGTCCCATATGGTCGTGTAGGCAGTAAATATTTTTAGGATTATTAGAAGTGCGCAACTCATCTACACCTTTAGGCATCCACTGGTCTCTCGTTTCATTATAATTATTGTATCCACTTGTAATCACATTTTCATCGTATTTTTTGCCAAGACCGGGCGCAACTTTGATTTCTTCCCACGGTTTACTGTTCGCGTGGCGGTGAGAAGCATTCACACGTGACTGAAAGAATTCATTTTGGTTCTGATTACCATAAACGTTCTGGGTATTATTTTCTGGTTTGAACATGGTGGCAATCTCTTCCTTTTTAATATCATACGTCCCTTGTCCAGTATAAGAATCTAAAATAGAAGAAGTATTCATATTACCACCCCCGTTTGTTTTTCCTCCATAATAAAGGTTCATATTATTGTGATTAATATCGTCGTATTTAATTTTTTCTCCAGCAAGATTTTTGAAAATATTATCGCTAGTATTAGAAGACGCTTGTTCTTCGCTTGAAATATTATTCAAAAAGAATTTGTCTTGATATTGCGAAACATCTTGTTGATTGTTAATGTTGTTATCACTCTTCGCAATGTTCGGGTGAAACTTTTTATATTCTTTGGAGAGCAAATCGCCGCGCGGATCAATGTCGCTCAAATTAGCCATATTTTCTTTTCCATTACCAATACATTCTTCTTCATTTTCTTCATTTTTGTTTCTGTCATTGCTAATTAAAACCGCTGTTCCTAACAATAATAATGGAATAGCAATTTGTGCCATAATTTAATCTCTTATATATAAGTTTTATATTTTTTTATGATTTTTTCTATATTTGTCTTTTGTGTCAATATTTGTGTCCACATTGTTTTCAAATTTCAACGAAAAATGACTTTGAGGGTCTTCAAACAAAATCTCCGGTCGGTATTGTTGGAGAGAACGATACGTCCAAGATGGATGAGTGCTCCTTGACTCATCTGTCACGCTTTTATTCAGTTGATATATTGGAATTTTCCGCTCTCCATGATTGACACGATTTTTTTTGTTGTATTGGTTATCAATAAAATCCCGCGAATATCCACGTTCCATTTGTTTCAACTGCCCCTCTAGATCTATCATTTTACTATATTGTAAATTTCCGCTTTTTTGTAAGCGAATATGTGGATCATCGACAAAGACATTCTTTGTACCCGTGTTGGAGGGAACATTAAATGTATAGCTACACATAGATGTCGTCTCAATATTTGATTTTAAGATTCTACTAGTATCATCGTGAAATCTTGTAAACGCCATTATATATATAGTTTACTTATAAATTATATATATAATTATTTAAATGTTATGAAAGCCACCTCTTTCACTGACATGTAAAAATGAAGGTGGAACTAATGTTTTTTGTTTTTTAAAAAGAGGTGTGTCTGTAATTTTTTTGGTTTTCAAATCAGGATTAAAGTTCGCTCCCTCCAAATTTATACTTTTGATGCCTCTGAGTTTACTCTCAATATCAATATTGTTGTATGACAAGGTCTCGCTGTGTAATTTGGGAACTCCGCCTAGTTCCAACATCTTATGAACCGAACTATTTTGACAATAGTCAACATTCAACATATAATTCATTTTGTTGGAATTCATGAGTTTTTCTACATTGTATTCAGGATTTTGATTTTTGTTACTTGTAAACGACATATTACAGTTAATATCTATTAATATAGTATTTTATAATAATTCATCTAATTACACTCGTACTTTTCATTTTTGTAAATCTCGCGCGAAGGAAGACCACCGCGCACCCAACCATTTGCAGCCGATTCTTCTACAATGTGTTTGCTGCTCAACCTCTTTTGGAGTTTTTTCTGCATCGGGTACTTGTCAACATTAACCTGACATTCTTCGTTTATTTTAACAGCACTCTTTTTCTCTCTTAAAGTGTCGCCTTTGCGCAGATCATTTTCCATTCCAACATCTACATTTCCTCTTCCTAAATAAGGAACTGTCTTGAAGGTGCGTTCTTGAAGACTTATCTTGAAGTTCAAGTTTGTCAATTTAGAATTTATTAACTCGCCACTTTCGTCAATGTTTCCACCATTCGGCGAAACTTGAAACCCACCTTTCATATTCATAGTCGGATGTGAAGATGCTAGATTAATTACCTTGTTGTCGTTTAATTCGCTAAAATTTGATGTATTGTATCCCAAATGCGTTTTGTTCATAAGATTCTCTTGAGTAAAATTATAATCATCATTTCCAATCCTTGAAATGTTGTTAAAAACAAAATCAACAAGTTGGGTCATTATTATATAAAATGAAATATTTTTTTTTTGTTATTTAATATATTAACAAGGGCTTTTCAGAATATAGTTCACCATAACAATAACTGAGGAAATCGCCTTGATCATTCGGAATCGTTGTACTCGGATTTATATAAAACTGCCGCATAGAAGATTCAAAGTTCAAATTGTCAGAAATATTATTGAATATATTTCCAATATCCTTGTTTCCTTTATTCGCTTCATAAATAAACTGCTTTGTCTGATGATTGATTTCGGACTCTTTATTTTGGTCGTATTCATCTCTCAACTTCTCTTTATTGACGTCATCTACATAATCGCTATTCAATACATTATACAACGGATTCTTACTCGTGTGTTTGTCCTCGTCAAACGAGTCAGGAATTGACGATTCAAAACTTTCCAATTTGTTATAATTCTGAATAAAGACTAACGCCAGAATCATGACAACCCCTAGTAACAAAATCAAATAGTTATTCAAAAGAATATATCCAAACAAAGATGAATACAAAATAAACCTAGTTGTTGCGTTTATTTTTTCATTATAGTTCATATGCGAATATGGCCACACTTCTAATAATTTGTCTTTATGAAGTAATACTTTTGGGTCGTGTAACCAGAATTTTGTTTCCATTATAATAATTGTCTATATAATATAAAGCATATATTATTGTTAGTTGCTCTTCTTCTTTTTCTTCTTCTTTTTCTTTGGATTTGTAGTTGATTTCTTATTAGTCGCCTTACTTTTATGTAAAGACTCGTTCGGATTGCTATTGTCATCATTCCATACAAACGTATCATCGGAAACTTGGGTCATATTGCCAGCCATTGCTTCTTTTTGCTTTTCTTCTTTATTCTTTCTAAGTTTTTCTTGCATTCGTTCTTTCATCTTGGATTGATTCATAGATTGTTGCATTTTATTTGCCATTCCCTTCATATCAAAATTCCCACCCGCCATTCCCATTTGGCTCATCATGTTTTTCATTCCAGGCATGTCCTTCATTTTCCCCATAATTTCCTGAGCCTCCTTCATCAATTCACTTTCCTTCATTTGACCGCTCTTTAATTTTTCTTCTAGTTTCCCCCCTATATTTTTAACAACACCAAGTAGTTTTGATGGATTTTTGAAAAATTGTTGTAGCAATTCGCTCTGCGATTTCTCGTCTTGACCCTCCTCGAATCCAAACTCTTTTGATGCTTCCTCAGCAATTTCTTTTGCTAAACTCCCTATTTTCCCTCCCATTAATCCGCTAAGATGGTCTTTTAATTCTTCCTGATTCATTGTATTTTCAAAGAAGTTACCAGAACCCTCTTCGCCACTGACCCCTTGTTGAGATGCCTTGGCAAATGATTCAAAAATGTTTTCAACATTACTCAAATCACCCATTTGCTCGCTAAACATTTCATTTAAACACGGGTCAACGTCATTAAAAAAGACATTTCTCATCTCGTTCATAGTTTCTTCTATTTTATCTTGAAGGTCGTCTTCATTAATCGCCTCAAACAAATCTTTGGCAGCTCCAAAATCTTCTTTGCTATCGACACCCTTACACACTGAAAACAATATTAGTTGTAAGTATTTCCATATAGTTTTTTTGGAACCGTCGCTTAATTTATCATCCAAAATAATTTCTTTAAAATTTAAATCTGGTAATAAAAAACATGAATCGTCGCTATCAAATAATTCGTCGTTTTCATACAAAATATGAAAAAAATTTTCTGGGTAAACTTTTTTACAATGACAATAATATTCATCATAATCAATCACATTGAATTTGTCTTCATATTCTGGAAAACTGATCAAAAGGTCCTTGACAAAATCATCGATTATCTTTTGGAAATCCTCGCTTTTTTCCATTATGTGTATAATTGTAATTGTAAAATTATTTATTTAAATGACTTTATTTGGTATTATTGTATTATTTTGATTTTCAAATTGACTATTGAAATTGCGCTCATTTGCCAAACGCAATCTTTTTTTCAATGATTCTACTTCATTTTGTAGACTATCATTTTCTTTCTTAAGAACAGAAAAATTAGTTGAAACAACATTGTTTTTCGCCTTAACTTCATCATAATCGCGCTGAAGTTCATTAAAACGGCACACAAGATCATCATAATCATCTCCTAGTTTCATTGCCATGAATATCATTGCACTCTGATTTTCTTTTACTGTCATATTTAATCTTGTAGTGTCAGAGAATGTACGAGTAAGATTCAATTCGGGGTCTTTAAATCTGCGTATTACGATTTCCCTTTTTATGACTCCATATTTTGCGGTGCGTTTTCCCCAGCGTCCCCTTTTGCTGTAATCATTAAACTTACGGTCAAACTTTCCCATGGTTGTTGTTGGCATATAAACGACTGACACCGTTGATTCAATTTTATTTTTAGTTGGTATTAAAATACTGATAACTCATTTGCGTCAAAAACTTAATTTTCGCTAAAATAGATTCCACAACGAAGTTGCTCACAGAATTATATTTTTCTTTGATCAGGACAATATATTTCATCACGGAAACATTGAAATCCTTGTTCAACTTTGCCTGTAGTTCATCGCTAAAGAAATAGTTGACATTATTATCCATAATGTAGTGGTAATATTGCTTTGTGATATATTCATACCACGTTTTAATAAAGAGTTTGATATTTGTCTTTTTCAACAACAAATTTTTCTTGTAAAAATCGTTAAACTCTTTATTTTTGTTTTCTAGTTGTTCTTTGATAGTGTTGAGTAAATCAAAGTAAATATCTACAAACGTTTTTACGATTTGTTTTTTCTGAGCAGCAGAGTGACTCATATTGCTATTGAAGTTGGATAGTTGTTAAACTATTTGTCTTTTTAAATCATAATTCATTATTTCTCTCTTGTTGAATTTTGTCTAAACTAATCGGTTCCTGTTTCTCACTTAAATCTTCTGTTGGTGTGTAAATATTTTCGGAATGATTATTTGTAGACTCAATAGACGCATACGTGTACATTTGACGCGTCCCGCCGTTACCTTGTGCGGATAGTTCGTCGTGGTTTGTATCCCAGAAACTAAATGAATCACTTGATACCCCAAAAGAACCGTTTGTTTCAGACTCTAAAGAAAACGAATTTGGTTCCATATTTAGTTTCTGTCGCTCATCATTAATACTTTTACTCATCGGAGCAAAATACTCCACAATTTGACCCCCTTTTAATATTTCATAGTTTGGCATTATACACAGAGTTGGAACGCAAGTAATCATAGGTGGTAGTGGCATGGTCTGTTGTGGATTCAAATAAATATGTGTAATATTGTTTTCAATGTATCTGTTATCAATGCAAATCAACTGAACTTTATCAAGAAAATTTTTCTGTCTTAGATTCGCCAGCACTTCTTTACTGTGAGCGCAAAGTTCGCTAAAAAATAATAAATGTTTTGGATTTGTCTTGTTTAAATTTTGTTTGTTAGGCATCATATTCATATTTTTCTCGGTATTGTTATTCATGAACTATATTTCAATATGATTTAGAGTATAATTTTTTTTGATGATATAAACTAAAAAATTGAATTAAAAATAAAGTATAAATTTATACAACATACATCCATGAGTGTTCATGTTGAAAACGTTGTTGAATATGAAGGGACTTTGACGTTCAATATACGAGGAGTAGAAACGTGTGTTGTCAATTCACTTCGTCGGACGTGTTTGTCTAATATTAAAACACTTGTTTTCAAAGGATTCCCGCATCATGAAAGTTCTATTAATATAATCAAAAATACTACAAGTTTCAACAACGAGTATTTGAAACATCGCATTTCCTGCATTCCTATTATGAGCAACAAAAGTAACGAATTTGACCAATTAAAAGAGAACCACAAAATTGTCGTTGATGTGAAAAATGAAAAAGGAAAACAAGAAAAAAGGTATGTTACAACCAAAGACATTGTTCTTGTAAATAAACAGACCAATAATGAGGTTCAAAGCGAAATGAGTGGGTCATTGTTTCCACCTGACCCGATTAGTGGAGAACATATATTGCTTTGCGTGTTGTATCCAAACCATAACTTGAGCGATAATGAAATGGAAGAGTTAAATTTCGAGGCGGAATTTGAAATTGGTTGCGCTCAAGAGAATTCGTGTTGGAATGTTGTGCATAATTGCACTTATGAGTTTCTGCGCAACGAACCGGAAATATCTAAAAGGGCAAATAATATTGAAGATAAAATGGAAAAACGAGACTTTGAAATTCTGGACGCGCAAAGAATTTACTATGAAAACGAGTATAAAATGACAGTTGAGAGTTTAGGAATATTTACAAATAGAGAGCTAATGGCTAAGAGTTGTGAATACATCATAAGTAAATTGAATTTAATTATCCAGTATACTAAAGATAATGAGCTTGCGAATGTTCAAACAAAAGAAGAATATATATCGGCGTCAAATGACGGAACAAAATCAGCAGAAGAAATTGAAGAATACCAAAATATGTATTGTAATATATATACCGAGGATGATTTCTTTGTGTTTGAACTAAAAGAAGATGATTATACAATTGGCAAGCTTATTGAAGTTTATTTATATAGCAGTTACAAAGAAACGCTAAGTTTCGTAGGGTTCAAAAAGAATCACCCAGTCCAGCCAAATGCACACATTTACATTCGTTATAAAAAAGAACAATCAAATAAAAAGGATATATTCTCTCATATTAAAAACACCGCCTTATATCTCCAACAGGTCATATTCAAAGACATTCACTCTTCATTTATTGGGAATTAGTAATTAAGAATTAAAAATTAATAAATAATCTCATTCTTTATATAAATTATGGAAAACATAAATCTAAATAATTCTTTATTTTATGGTAATATTGTTAAATTGGAATCAGCCCGTAAAGAATTATTGAACGATACATTATTTTTTGTTGATTATATTGATGATTCTAAATTGAAACTCATTTCGGAAAATTTGGAAACTCAAATTTTTCATTTGAATGCTGATGGCGGTGTTGACAATATTGATAAAGTCATTGTCGTGAATCAGCAAGAAGATGGTTATTGTGTCATAAATCGTCTTTTACCTGGAAAACTAATTAAGATCAACTTTGCTGGTGAAGATGCGTTTATTCAAGGTGAAATTAGAAAGCTTGAAAATGATATGATTGTTGTAAAAACACTGGAAAGTGAACTATTATATATTGATTTTGAATATTCTGGTCTCCTAGAAAAATATAAAATTCGTTCTATTGAGATCATCAAAAGTTACAAAAGTTACCAAACCGGCGACTATGATATTGTGGATGATGGAATAAATACTGGAGACAAATTTATGTCACTGGAAGACGGATTAGGAGAAACAACATATACAATTGAACAGCAGGTCAATGATTACATTGAAAAAAGTCTGTCTACGTCGAAAAACAAAAAGAAAGTAATTTCAGAAATTGGCAAATACAAGCTGCTGTTGGAAGAATATACTGAGTTAGATTCTGGAATCAAGATTAAACAGATTCCCAACAATCAAATTCTCTATTCTATATTTGATTTGAACCCTAAAATTGTCAACCTTTTTTCATCTTATCTACACAAGGATCTGTATTACAATTCTGAGAAAGTTGGAAATTATGAACTTGATAGTATAGACACAGAAATTTCAAAATGGCAGTACAGTGTTACTGAAAAGAGTTACGAGAACTCTTCTTTAGAAGAATTTTCCGAACAAGATAATATCATGCCAATAAATACAAAAATAAAAAATTATCATAAAAAAATCCGTTTAGAAACAGAACAAAATATTGCACTGGTTAATAAAGTAACACATTCTAACAACAGTCCGTTTTTCTTTGCGATTGGGAAAGAGGGCGAAATTCAAGTCATTCCATACGATATGGTTCATGCGAACAAAGGAGAAAAGGTAATTTTGAATGGAGTTGTATTCAAGAACTTGCCAACAATTTTCAAGGAAATGAATATTCATCATTCGAGTAATATTCTTTCTAAATCATTACAAAACATGTATATTCGGTATGAAAAAATACCCAAAGTCAAAATGTTGAATGGTGATGTTATGAAAGATAAAAAATATTTTGATAACAAGCGTGTTACCTTCTATGAGTTTCAGGAGGACAAAACGTTTAAAGAATATATTGAAGAACTTGATTTTGGTTTGAAAGAGATTTATGATAAAATATTTGACAGAAAAGAAGTTTCTATGTTCCAGTGTTTAAAAAAACTGGCTTTATTTGATGTTTCAAAAATGAATGTTTCGGAACACTTATTTATTCAAAAACTTGTGCGAGAGAATCTTAGCGTCACGAAAAAGGAAATTAATGAAAAGCGCGCACATTTTGTCAGAATGAATAAAAAACAAGATGACTATGAATATGTTCCATATGAAAGCATGTATGAAATCGTAAAAAATTCTTATTTATCGGATAAAAAATCAAAAACAAGCAATGTTCATTACCACATGGGTGAGTTGTTGAAGATCGCAAGCATTGATAACATGGAGTTGTTGTTATTTGAATTAAAGCAAATGAACAGAGCAAATCACATCGACTTTAAAGATGAAGAAGTAGATAACTACATATTGGATTTACAAGCTCAATTGAATGGCGAGATCTCCAAAGATAGCGACAAAAATCGCGTTGATTACTCCAAATATTACAGAACCAAAGGTGAAATGGTACGTGATTTAAATAAAATAATACTGAAAAATATAAATAAAACAGAAGAAGGCAAAATAGAAAAATATGACCCAATTCAATATTGTTATGAAAATGTGATTAACAATGCGAAATTTGACGGTGACCTCAATAATTTTGTGAAAGAATTGGATAAACTATTACAGGCCATGCACGAAGAAAATGAAAATTATGCGAATTTTGACGTTATTTTTGAAAATGAACCAGATAATGAAAACATTTTAAACGTTCTCGTTAAACTGATCCAGAAAACACAAATACGCCAAGATGATAAGTGCTACGTGGAAGAGGAAAAGAAGTTTTATATATACGATGGAACTCAATGGAATAACTCCGAAGAGTCAAAAACACAATTAAATAAAAAGAAATTTCTTCAAGTAAAGAACTCTATTGATGAATTTGAAGAAATAAAAAATAGAATTATCAATGAGTCGGTCATTAAATATGCGCAAAAGTTTGAAAAAGATGACGATGAAGACGATTATTCTAGTGAAAAAATACGCAACAAAATGATAAATAAAGTTAAAAATACGAAAAAAAGTAAATTGCGTGAGTTGCTCAAATACAACTCCCAGAAATATGATTATCAACAGTTATTTGATAATCTAGGTTATGAAACTCTTCAACACTACTCACCTAATACAAATTTGTTGTACATTATTCTAGGGATTGATGAACTAGAACGAAAATACTCGTTAATCCAGAGGTTTATATCTCTATTTGCCATTGATAATGGTGATGAAAAATGGCTTTTTTGCGTCTCTGAAAATATTAAATTAATCCCAAAATATTTACAAAAGTTAAGCGAAGCATATTTGTTGTACAACACCCATGAGAGCGTGATGAAAGAAATTTGTCATCTTGAAGGAGAATTGAGTGAAGAAGGCGATGCTTGGATCCACAAAGAGAGTGGCTTTGTCATTAAGAGACTAGACTTTGACACGAATTATGGATACGATGATAATGGGTTTAAAATAAAACTGGATACTATTGAAGGTGTTGACAATGTTGACAATGATGAAGAAAATATCACAATTACTGAAAACACTACTGTAACTAGTGTTAAATCAAGACACGTCAAATCTAAACCAAAACAAAATAAGCGGATGATGCGTCTTTTAAAAGATTTAACGTCTGTTATGATGCGCGACTTAGATGTAAAATTTAGACATAATGATGATACTAGTTTATTATACGCAACTATGGAAGAACTATTTCAAGAGTCTTCGTTACATCCAAAGTATGAAAGTCTTGGTATGCTTGGTAGCATCTACGTTGTGATATCAATGATTCTCATATACAAGCAGTCTAAAAATGTCGCGGTCGTAAATTCATATTTGCCATGTAATATGTCATTTTCCGGATTCCCGTATGAACAAGATGAATCATCTTTAGACGGGATCAAATACCTGGCTTGTTATCTTAAAACCAGGCTCGAACGGGACAAGCAAAAGAAAGTTAAAAAAAATCAATTGTCAGAAATGGTTTTTCAAATTTTCCAAAAATTTGCGTCTATGAAAAATACAGAAGAAAATATTGCAACTGACATTCTCAATTATATAAAAATATTCTTTTTGAAAAATGATTTTGTGAAAGATATGATGCAGCAAAAGCGAAACTTTGAGAGTAAAAATCCAAAAGCGAACTTCCTCTCTGATCCTCCGGCAATGTTCAAACCAGCGCTTGTAGAAATTTCAACACAAAACGCAGACGATGAACATGGGTTCAAGCACAGAACAGATAATTTTCTGTATAAACATGAGAAGCGAAAAAGAGAAATGGAAATGATAAATCTGAAAATTGAAGAAGAAATAAAAGCATCAATCAAGAAGGAAGAGCCGCTACTCAAAAGTCATTATGAAGAACCATTCTTAGTAAATTATTGCTGCCAAGATAAAGATATTGTGGTAAATTCATTGCTGAAATCTGAACTTAACAAATCAACCATCTCCAAGCTAGTGAATAAAAGCGATGAATTGTTTAAGAAAGTATCAGAAGAAGACTTTAATTGTTTCAAATGTACATCACTGTTAATTCCTATCCTTGATAAAATGGAAGAAGAAATTAACGTGACACGCATATATAATCAAGAATTGTTGTATTCCTTCTTGTCGTCATTACTACAACTTGAAAATAAAGACAAAAACCTCCCTGAACACTTGAAAATACTTGCTAGGGAATACAACATTGAAGAGTTAGACGATGAATTTTACACTGAAATGGGAGAAATTGGTAAAAATGGTAATGTATCCAAAAAGATTGAATTATTGGAAAAATACGACATTGAAATTAATTCCTCTTTTATGGAGAACGTCTTGACACGGCACCATAAACATCTTTATGATGAACAAAAAAAACGTCAAGAGACAGAAACCGAAAAGTTGCTACTAAAAAAAACTAACAAAACTAAAGTCTTGTCTGATTTCCAGTTTGAGTATATTGATACAGAAGAAAAGGCTAAAAACCAACTTGATCAAGAAAATGTATCTAACAAATTTGAGAAAGAACTCGATATTTTGTCCGGTAGATACAATAAATTTATGTCAAGTAATTTCAACAAATCTAACCACCGAACTGTCAAAATCAATATGAAGACGCTCTTGATCAATTTGAAAAATGGCGTTTATTTAGAGGAAAAAGACAATGAACAATTTGAATTGTATATTAAACAATTATATAATATCAACTACCAATTAATTTCGTTTGTTCCAGGACTTTTGTTCAACAATAATTTCCATAACGACGCTGGTTTTGAACATTTCAATTTCGCCGATGCTCATGTTGATGATTTGAAGAAACATCGTCAAGATTACAGAAACGGATTTTACAAACTTCCAAATGCTAGTGAAGAAACAGTTAATATTCTAAAGTCAATTTCTAATTATAAGGACGTGTTGTGTATCAAAACATTCAACAAGAAAAGAACGAATCAATATTCTTTTTTGTTATATTTATTCTACAAATTATTAAACTGTTATATCGAGTTATCTGAATCAACCGATGTTGTAGTAGATGTAAATTTTGAAATTGTAAAGATGATTCTAGAATACACTAAAAATACATCTTATAGTTACGCGAAAATGGTGATAAACAATAATCAATCAAAGCAATCCGAAAAATATGTGAAGACAGAATCATTAAGAAAAATGAGGCCACAAGAAAGAGAAGCTGAAAAATACAAAATGGCAGCAAAATTGGGTGACTGGTCTTATGGTAATCAGAGTAGGGTATTCAAATATTACAAACAGTTTTACCACGAAGATTCCGAAAAGGCAAATGAAATTAAGAACATTGCGAGAGAACTATATGCGGAAACAATAACAGATGGAAATAACGAATTATACCACGATTCTCAATTTGAGAACTCATTGACAGACATGATCAACGATGAAGAGGCGCAAGACATAACAATGGTCGGAGATGAAGACGGCATTGTTCTTGATGACGAAGGCTGTGAATTAGACGATTACGAATAAAAGAGTAAAAAATTATATAAATATATAGTAAAATGCTTGTAGATAAATTATACTTGTCCATATTTCTCTTTGTTTCGTTATATTCAATTGTCAATATTATACAACCAAACGCCATATACAACCATCAACAAAACTCGTTGAGACCGTTCGGCGTCGGATATAAAAACACTACAATTATTTCGTTGTGGCTTGTCAGTATTTTATTGGCAATTCTTAGTTATTTTGTTGTAATATATTACTTCAATATCATGAATATGTGGTTTTGAAATAATGACACTGCTATTTTTTACAAGACCTGCAAAGTGGGCAAGTATTTACTGGGTTTGCGCGTTGCCAAGCAATGTAACAAGTTCCACAAATACCGTGATGATTCCTTTTGTCTTTTATATCACAGTTGTAGTAATGCTTTAGTTCATTTGTTTGATAACAAACATTACATTCCCCGCGAAATGTAGTGGTTGTTATCAAAGAGCGTTCAATATCATATTGTCTAGTATTTTCGAAGCGAATGTGAAATGAGTAACACTTTGAATGAAATTGTTCGTTGACAAAATCGTCTATTGTAGCATTATTTGTATCATGCAACTTGATAAGATTCATAGTATGTTCGCGATCATTCATGTGAAATATTGAAAAATCTAAAGTCGTCTCCATCAACGATTTCAAATACTCAATGTATAAACTGAAATAAGCCTTAAGTTCAAAATTATAATGAGGAAGACAAAACGTTTCTCCACTATGTTCAACCTTGAATGATGACGTGGCATTATATTTGCCATGATTTTGTATCATGACTTCTGGAATAGAATGGATTAGTCCGCGCAAGTGATTGATATTTTCGGTCATGGTTCTCTTAACTTTAACTCTGTTCATTCTCTTTATTTTTTATATTGATTTCAATTTTTTTGGAATTTATCATTCAAGTATTTTCGGAAATTATCTTTATTTACCGAAAATGCGTTACAGTTTTCCGCTAAAATAGTATTATAACCTACCAGTATGGTGATAATACTCAGGATAGCGTGCCAGATGCCTTCGCCGATTGATTCTTTTAAAATAATATATTTCTTGATTAACATTTTATTTTCTTCATTATCAACAATATCAGCACTTTTTAATAGCCTACCAGAAATGTCACCACTGTCATCAAAATAAATTTCATTCAAAAGTATTTGCGGTTCATCATTATACAACTTGAGCAACTGTGCATCATAACCACCGTTCAACTCTAAATTAGACTCTACACCACAAAAATTCAAAAAGGACGAACCGAATGTATTTGAAAAACATCTAATCCATCCGGGGAAAATTGATATCAGAAATATACCAACTGAGTAAATAAGTATAAAGGGTATTACTGTTGCATAAAACGCAACCTGGTAATTTTTTTCACCACATATTATTTTTTCTTCAGTTGCCGAAATATTTGTAAAATAACTGAATAAGAAAAATATAGCCATGAATGCGAAGGTAGAAGCATTTTTCAAGGCTTTAGTATTATCCTTATCTGAACCGTCATTTCCTAAATGCAACGCAACTGTTCGCATTATGAAGAAGACAAGTGTTACTACGGAAAAGAGCATTATTGAACTGTTCACGTGATCTTTAAATGATTGTTCGTCGATTTCACTGCTCATAATGAATATATAGTATATAATTATTTTAGATTTTCTATGTTTAAAAAATATAAAAATAATATATGTATCCTAAATTAGTTGAACATAAAATCAAAAATATTGTAAACACAAATCTCCGTTACTGTCACAATATAAAAATGAAGTATTACAACTTTTTTTATAATATTTTTTGCTTTCTCTTGATTGCATTTACAATTGGTCTTATATTGTATTTTAAATATGAGAAAAAAAAGGACGTCTATAGCGGAAAAATGAAAGAAAACCAAAAGCGAGATTACATTTTGTACAATTTAAGAAAATTCCAAAATATGAATAATAAAGAAATAGAAACAATTAATTCCTATTGATCATTTAATTCCTATTGATATTATATAAATGATGAATGAAAACAAAAATACTACCGACCATAATGCTAATTTAGAAATGTTCTTTTCGCGAAAAATGGATATTGACAAAATTAACCGAAAAATCAAAAGAAATCAAACAGTATCCAAGAAAAAGAGAGAGAAACAACTTTCCTTTGATTTTGATAGAAAGCAGTTTCGTTTAGTAGACGCAAATTATGTTGCGGTAGTTTCTGTTTCAAGAATAGACAAACAAGATACCGAAGACCTTATAGAAAAATACAAGTCTAAGATCCAGAAAAACCAAAAAAACATTCTTAAAAAAAAATATGAACTTTTGTTTGAATATCAAAATGTAGAAGATTTCGAGGAAATATATAAGAATTCAATTCAACAACAAGAATCTTACATCAAAATGCATGAAAAGACGCTTGAAAATTATAAGAAGGAAAAGGAAGAAAAGAAGAAGGAAACTGAAGAAGCGCGAGAACAAATTTTGAAACAACAAGAACCGTACGAGATTGAATTAAGAAGTAATGAAGGTGGTGATAAAAATATTAACAAGGCTGAAAATATGAAGATGTACATAGAACAACAAAAACAACTTTATGAACTTGCGTGTAACAACATTATTGATAGTGTCAAAATTAACGAAAGATTAGTAACCCGAGTTTAATAATATTCACAATGACTTTGTTTAATATCTATTATATTGTTTCCAAATGCTATCGCGTGTATTGTCATATGTATTTTGTTTACACTTTGGGTCTGGTTCCTCGTTATGCGTACTAGCTCTATATATTGCTCGTTGTTGATTTTTCTCCATAAGTTCATTTTTTTTCTCTTTTAATGGTTCATTCATAATCAATAATTTTTGCGAAACAATATCATAATCAATAAATGTTAGGTTTGATGATTGATTTTGTGAGAGTTTCAAAAATTCGTTTGCCAGGTTCATATTCCACGACGACTCGTAACTTTCAAACGCTTGGTTCAAAACCATTTTTGATTGGTCATTTTCGGGGTCGCTATTACCCATCGTGTTTCTCAAGTAATAATGTTTCATATTTTGTTCATAAAACATCATGAGCGTATCCATATAAATTTCGCGTTCCAATATTTTATCTACAAAATATTTAAGGTTCATCTGTTCTAATTTTTTACCGGTCTCTTCTTTTACAATGGAAGCCAATGACATCAATGATTCAGAAACAAATATTGTACCCTTCATCATATCTATCTGACAAGCTATTTCATATTGTTTAGGAACTTCATTACCAAACATCATTAACAAATTATTATAATTCGGCATACTTTTGTCAACAATGCTCTGGACTTCAACCAATTCGTCTTCAATTTCTTCAATGCGGATTTTTCGCTCCAAGTCCCGCTTCTCTTTTCCCTTCTTCATTTTGTTTAACTTGTTTTCATGAGAGTCTTCTATAAACGAAAGAGAATATTTCCAAGAAGTTTTGGCACCTTCAACAAAATACGAAACTCCGCTTTCAAGTAGTAATGCGCTTTGATTTGTAAAGTTATTTAATTGGTACAAAAGAAATGATGACGAGAGCAGTAAGACTGACGACGAAAATACCTTCATCTTTTAAGTAAGTTGGGTATTTATAATGATGTTCATTTTCTATTTCAATTTTATAAAATAAACCTATTATATATAAACTGAATGAAATTTACAAAATATATTAACTTCAAAGCATTTTTGGTTAGTTTTGCGGTGGGTTTGTTGTATATATATTTGACAGACGATTATAAAAAGGTTATTATAGTTTATCCGACGCCAATGAACAAAGACAAAAAACTATACGTAGACAAAGCAAATAACTGCTTCAAATACGGTCTGACACAAGCGGAATGTTTGTCAAATAAAGAAGAATATGTCAATGTTGGAGTGAATTATTAATATATACTTTATTATATATAGTTCCAGTCTCAATATGAAGGAGATAAAACAAATGTTGAAATCTGATAAAGGAGTATTCCTATTTTCAATCGTTTTAGGGTTGGGATTCGCCGGATTATTCAAAATGAGTTGCGATTCTAGATCGTGTTTGATTTACAAGGCACCAGATATGAATAACAAAAAACAAGTCAAAGTAAATAATAAATGTTATGATGTCTCAGAAGAAATGGTTGATTGTGACAATGAATTAGAAAAAGTAAAGGACAAAATTTTGATGTAATGAGTTTGTAAATATTTTATAAATTCATTACTAATAATATAAATATATATAGTTCATACTATGGAAAAGACAACAAATATTAGCGAGTTACCCATCAAATCCAATATTCCACCAGTTGAAAGTTCTGAAATGGAAAACAAAATTCAACCGTCAACAGAACAGTTTGCGATTGACCAAGGCGTTGTTCACACTCAACCTGAAAAAACCGTCACATTTTCAGACGAAGAGTTGGGGAAAACATCGTCTGTTAATAATGAGCGAGTTACACACAAAAAAGAACCAGACTTATTTGCGATTTCTAACGAGTTTAAGCTGATTTCATTGGCTTCGCTGATGTTTTTTATTTTTATCGACAGTAAATTCAAAAAATACATTATCAACGTGTTAACACAAATCTTTGGAGAATTCATAAAGACCGAAACTGGCGGAACAAGTAACATAGGTAATTTGTTTTATTCGCTCACATTTGGCGTGTTATTATATTTGTTTACAATATTTGTAGATTATACATCGCTTCAGTTTGATTTTTTCTTGTAGTTATGATAAAACAATATTACATAGATTTTTTATCCTCTTTCTTTTTGTCAAAAGATTCAAGCATTTTTTCAATATCTACTTTTTTTAAGGAAGAGATAATTACCTTGTAAATAGAGTTTAATAGTTTGCGTTCGGTCTTTTCGTTAATAATTGGAATATCAATATCTTCGTTCAACTCGCGTATCAAATGCTTTTTAAACTCATGATTATCCAATAATTCAATGTATAATTCGTAGTTTTTAGAAAGCGTTTCTTTTACAAGCTCGTTCATTTTTATATAGTATATATATTTAAAAATCAAGGTTCTTATATAAAACACAGAAGTATTTTACGGGAAAAGACATTTTCAACATTGCTATTTAGATATTTATTCTTACAAGTGTTATTTATAATTAATCTTGAACATATATATAATAGTGTTTGTATGAAACATAAAATCAAAAAATCTAAAACACGAAAAAAATATTCCAAAAGAGTGAGTAAAAAGGTGACGAAAAGACAAAAAAAAGAATTGAAACGCAAGAAGAAAAATAGTCGGAAAAATAAAATAAAAAAAGGTGGAGATGCTACTACCACAATCGGTCTCGCTGCTGCGGCTATTGGCATGGGTACTGCTGCTATGTATTTTAGACGCAACATTGACCCGACAGACGATGACAAGTTAGGGAGAAAATATTCGCGGTCCTCTAGCAGAAATGTACCATTCCCAAAAAATAATAAACACTCTAACGGAACCTATTTAAATGACGATGACAAAAAGAATATTGCGACTACACTATTAAATTTACATAGCAAAATAAACAAAGAAAATGGTAGCGCAGACGAAAATGAGGAGCAAATATATGTGTTAGCATGTGACACGCTTATGGAACATGCCTGGTTCCCTTTAGAAAAAGACACAAACGGCAAGATTGTTGTAAAAAATAAACATCAGTCCGAATATGATGAACTACTGAAAACCGCAACCCAATCTTCGGTTCATTCGGGTAAGAGTTCTCACAATAATCAATTGGAAAATAATGAATATGAAAAATTAAGTAAAGAAGAAAAAGATAAAATTAGGAGAAAAATAAGACACATATTTAAAAAAATACAAAAAAACAAGAATGTCACTGACGATGAGTATGAATTCTTAGAGGAATTATATGAAAAATATCAGCAACAATCCGAGTTCCCTTTACAAGGAGACATTCAAAGTTATGATGTAGGAGCAGCAGAGGAGAAAGGGGGAGAAGAAGAATCATTCAATGACAGAATAGCTAGGGCAATAGAAGAAAAAGTAATTCACTATCAACCTAAACCAGCGAATAAATGATTTTTACATAATTATTTTTTAACCTTCTTCTTTTTTCGCGTCTTGTTTTTGATGCGCGGCGAATATTTAAAAAACCATTTTTGATATTCCTTTGATGTTCTGTTTTTACTGAACTTTCTGAATTTTGAACTCCGCTCCTTCAACACGTCTTCTTTGTCTTGTTGTTTGCCATAGCAAGGCAAATTGAAGCGCTTGAGTTTCTCTGGTATTGCGGAAACATGTTCGTATTTTTCAATAATGTCGCTGTAATGACTGACAACGTATTGCAATTTGTCAATTACTTCTTTGATTGCGGTTTTATTCAGAGGTAGGTCATCAATTAACAAAAGACTGAAATATAGGTTTAGTAATGTATCAATATTACCCATATGTATCTCACGCCTCTTGAACTTTACAACGTTGTAAGCAAGACAAGAATTCGTGGCAAATATTATCCCAATCACTTTACCTTTAAAAGACAAATAGCAATAATTATCTATGAACTTATAAACCGATTTTATTTTTTTAATTTCCAACCCATCTATTTGTTTGTCTTTTAAACCCTTGATTGTTTTTGGTAAGTTGTCTGTGTACAATATGAACATATCAGTAAAATCTTTTTTATATTTCAAACCAATTTTCATAAATTTGTGCATTAGACGGATTGTGATATCAAAATTACAAAACACCATCTTATTTTTCCGGAAATGATCGAATAATTCTTCATATGTTTTTTTCGTCTCTGTATCTGTCAAGTCGAGTTTGGTTTCATAATATGTTGACAACTTATTTTTTGCCAGAATCGGGAAATAATTGTTCAACACTTGGAGTCGCGAATACACTTTTTCCCATCTTGAAATATCGCCTAAAGGGCGCGCCAATTCTTGATGTAAACTCATTCGCAGAAACTCCGGAGGGGTGTACATAATTTTGTCTTTTTGAATGTTATGTTTCTGTAAATGTTCATAAAATCCCTTGTCCACTTGTGTAATATCCGCAATTGCCACGAAATTCACAAACACCTTGTATGTTCCATGTATAAAAGCGTTTTTACTTTCAATGCTATGAACATTTTCCTTCGTGAAGATGTTACACAGCTCTTTCGCGTGTTCCATTGCGTTTGGCGAAAAAAAGTCGTAATCCGGAATATCCGTTTCATAATTGTAGAACTGCTGCTCTTTTGGTAGTATGTCATTGATTGCGGTTCCTCCATAACAAATCAGTTTTTTATCAATTATAAACTCACGAACAATGTTGAGTATTTTGTCGTTTACATGGCGTTTTTTCTGAATTCTTTTGCGTTCTAATTCATTTTCTTTAATTGAATGCTTCAAATATTCCGTGTTCATTAATTAATATAACAATAGAAATTAAAGAAGGGTCTTGTTTATTGAAAAAATGGATGCTTCGGAGCTATTATCGCAAGTTATCTTATTATCATTATCTATTCTGCAGAAATTATCTGACACATCGCTTATTTTAAACTTGTCAGCACCAGTTCGGGTAAATTTGAAGAAACTAGATTTTCCTGGGGCGTTGGCATCACAGTAAACAAGATTATCTCCCGAAAGGTCGCATATTTTTTCTAGAATACTTGTTTTAAAGTAATATTTCTCCGTGTCATCTGGACTTTGAATAATGTTAAACAGTTTGTAGTTACTGTTTGATACATCCGTATAGTCACTATCTGACGCGCCGATACAAGCCATTGCGCTCGTATCATTGCTTGACGAATCGTGACATATTTTGTTGTTAGGTCCGGTCATTACTTTATAAGTCATGCTAGGAATGAAAAACGAATCGCTCGTACCTGTCGTATTCAATAAAATGTCCGGCTTTTTGATCATCGGGGAAGTAACATTGTCCGAAGAGGAGCCTATTTGAGAAACAAAAAAGTCGTTGTAAACACTCAAATAATCATCAAACCTTTGATAATTCATACAAACAAATTGAACACCATTTGAGAACGCATTTGAAAAATCATAGTTGTTATTATTCACTTTGTCTTTTTGGGGGAAAGATACCACAATTTTCCTTTGACTAAGTCCTTGAAATGAAATGTAATTATCGTCCACAATTTCATCTGAATGGACAACCACAAGACTTTGTTCATCCTTGGAAAGTAGGTCGGTTATTTGATTCAATTTACTTTTCTTAAAATTTTCGCTTGAAGAACTATTATCGTTCAATGTGATAAATATAAAGACCTTGTCTTCACAATCTTCAATTGGCAGATTCGCAATAATTTGCTCTCGTGAATCATCGTAATTATTGTAGAATATTCTCTGATTTTTGGTGAATAGTTGATTATCTTTATCAAAAACATCAATCAATGTGTCGTGGACTTGATTGTAAAAGTTTTTCTTCTCTTTTTCCCCAACATCTATATTTTTCGAAGCATAATTAAGTCTTAAATGCAAAAACAGTGGAAAAGTATCTTTATTTTTATTATCTCCTCCTTTTACAAAGTTTTCTTTAATGGTTTTCATACCATCATCAAAATCAATATGATTGTACGTACTTTTCTGGTCATATCTGTGATCATGATTGGCGGCGATGATTGGTAGTTTATTCAGAGAAAAAACTTGCATGTCTAAGAATCTTACACCCATTTCTGCGCAATTTTTGACAGCGCAAGGGTCAACGTAATCATTTACAAAAATTCCGCTACAAAAACAATTATATGCGCTTTTGAAGTAAAAATCCTTTAGTTTACAATTGTAATTGTTGGTAGCCCCGCTTTTAAAATAGTTTGCGTTTCTTAATTCATTGAATGAATAAAATGTTGAAGGTTTGTTTTTTTTCCGCTCATTTTTTATAGTTGTACAGTTTTCTTTTTGTAAGTTTACCTTCCTCGATATGTATAGCACAGATATGAAAACCAAAAATGTAATTATAATGATGGATCCATGTTTCTCAAAAAAGGATGTCACATTATCTGAACCCGCCATACTTAAAATATATGTATAAATAAAAAATTAAAATAAATATCTTATAATATTAATAATAAAATGCCTGGTGGATTATTAAATTTGATAGCATATGGAAACCAAAATATTATTTTAAATGGCAATCCTAAAAAGACTTTTTTTAAAAGTGTTTACATGAAATATACCAACTTTGGAATTCAAAAATTTAGATTGGATTATCAAGGGACGCGCGACATTGACCCAAACAATGACTCTGTATATGTATTCAAAATACCAAGAAATGCGGAATTGTTGTTAGATTCTCATTTGTGTTTCACATTGCCGGATATTTGGAGTCCTATATGGCCACCAACTCGGGTGGGAGATATATGGAAACCATACCATTTCAAATGGATCAACAATATCGGGACATCATTGATTAAAACTGTCAAAGTTATGATAGGTACTCAACTGATTCAAGAATATCCGGGGGAATATATTCGATGTGTGGTGGAACGAGACTATAGTGAAGACAAAAAAAAAATGTTCAATGCAATGAGCGGAAATATCAATGAAATACATAGTCCAGAAATATATAATATTGATTTTGTAAATAACTATCCGAACGCAATTTACAGAGGAAGTGAACAAGAACCGTCTATCAGAGGACGAAAAATATATGTTCCTCTAAACCCTTGGTTCATGAACAATACTCAAATGTCTTTGCCGCTGGTCGCGCTACAATATAACGAAGTTACAATTGAAATAACTCTCAAACCCATGAAAGAAATGTTCACAATCAATAATGTTGAAGAAATAATAGATGTGAATACAACGTATTCTGTCAAAACAGATAACTTATTTACTAGAATTCAACCAAACTTTAGCGATGAAAGACATTTATTATATCGGTTTCTTCAACAACCACCCAATTTAGACCTGAGCGAAGAAAACTATAGCAATAAAATAACTAATTGGAACGCAGATGTCCACTTAATAGCCAATTATTGCTTCTTAACCAAAGAAGAAAGTAGTGTTTTCGCATTGAATGAACAAAAATATTTAATCAAGGATGTAAAATACAACATTTACTATAATTTGGCAGGTTCAAATAAAGTGAGGAACGATACAAATGCCCTTGTTTCTTCGTGGATGTGGTTTTTCCGGAGAAGTGATGCATTTAAACGAAACGAGTGGAGCAATTATACAAACTGGAGTACAATAGAAAAACCTTATAGTCTGTCGAATTCAGATGATATAGGAGCAGAAGTAACTATCTCTGGCGGGTATGTCCTTGGGGTTTTACCGAATCAAAATATAATGGACTATAATAGTACCACATCTGACTATGAAAAACAATATGTAAATAACCTATTTACACCTGCATATTCCCAAGAAAATGAGAAGTATATATTACAAAATTTTTCTATATTATTTGATGGAAAATATCGCGAAGTCAATATGGAAGCCGGTATATACAGCTATTTAGAACCCTACCGGGCATCTAGGTTAAGCAATGATATTGGTATTTATTGTTACAATTTTGGTATAAATACAACCGACAACCATCAACCGAGTGGGGCTGTGAATCTGAGTCGTTTTAAAAAGATAGAATTTGAAGTTACAACCATAGAACCGCCAGTTGATCCGTCAGCTGAATTTTTCACAGTTTGTGATGAAGTCGGGCAAATCATAGGTGTTTCTAAAGATCGCACCCAATACTTGTATAATTACGAGATGCATATTTTTGAGGAACGCTATAATATTCTTAGGTTCATATCTGGGAATGGGGGTCTATTATATGCCAGGTAATATCAATAATAAATAATAATATTATATTTTAATATGACCGATTCTTTTAATGAAAGAATTTTTGATGACACAATAACTGAAATTACGAAATCTTTAAAGGTTATTAAAAAAAACGACGTTAACAAACTTGGTATGAATGACGTTGAAAACTCAATTAATGGTTTATTGAATGATGAGGCAATATTGAGAAAAATTCCTCGTAATGACATTATCAAATATACAACACTTCTCAAAAATGAAATAAACAAGAACATTTTTGGACTGGCTTACTTGAAAAGTCGTGTTGAAATTATTAAAAAACAAAATAGTGTCTTTTCTTTTGTAAGAGATATAAAATATAAGAAGTCAAATCCATTTCGTAAGTTGAATTTTGACATCTTTTTTAAAACGTTTTCATCTTCAATGCTGGATTTGTCAAAAGATTTAGTTTTATTGTTTTTTACTATTTGTATAGTTGCTCATTTAAGAATAAGAACGTTCATAAATTCTTGTTATTTATATCCAAGTAATCCAAATAGATTCCCGTATGTATTCTACAACAAAGAGAAGAAAGAACAAAAACAAATTCTCAGCATTGAAAACACTCAAGTTGAAAGTGAAGTAGACCCGGCATTTGAAGACGTTAGAATATTTTATGAAAATGACGGAAAGCCTTCTCACGAAAAAAATATTAAAATGAACGATATGTGTGGTGGCAACAATGATGGTGTAACAGATGAAAAAGATTTGCTAGAAACCGCGACAAAACTACTATTTGGAGAAAATGATGAAAGCGATAAGGAAAAGTTTTCTTCGTCGATTGAAAAAATTATTCAGGAACTTCACGGTTCTAATTTTGCCGATAAGCTTGAAAGAATAAATATATCCTCAAAAACTTTTATGGAAGAACATTATGAAAAATGTTCAGACGAGTTAAGTATTTATTCTCTGGTGACGTACATGTTTTATTTCAATACACTCAAAAATCGTGAAAGTATTGGATATTTGCACAATAGTCTATTTAAATATTTGACATCATCCGGGTCTTCCGCTCACTTTGGTGTTACAAGTATTTTGTTGTACAGCTTATTCAAAAATAATGTTAGAATTTCAGAAAGATTTGTCAACAATCTTTTAGATAATTATAAGGAACGATATCATGGTGGTGGTGGTGGAAAAATTCATCATATTTTTACAGCCCTATTATCTTGCGTTTTAGCGCCCTTTGTAACATTTTCACTGATGTTGATGATAATCATGTATCCGTTGTCATTATATAGTTGTATGAAGTCTTACTTCAACTACGTCGGATTAACAAATCTGATTTCAACCAAATTTGTTTGCTATATTGGAATACTTTACTCTGTTTTTGCGTTAGCATTTTACTCGTTTGGATTGATGACCGCGATTTTTCCAGAATTTTTTGCATACATGGTGAAAGAATTGAAATATAATTTCGGAGGCGGAGGCGGGGGTGGAGGCGGAGGCGGCGGGTCTGGAAAAAGTCATGAACAGAATGCGGAAAAGAAAGCGGCAAAGAAAGCGGCAAAGAAAGCGAAGACAAATAAAATGAAAGATAAAGTTTCGCGACAACAAAAAACAAGAAATAAACGTAAAAATAAAAAAAATGATCAAAAACAAAAACTCAAAAATATGAAAAAGGGTAAGTCTGGTAGCAAAAAACGCAAAAAATATGATAAACAACAATCAAGAGTGAGAAGAAATCGGAAGAGAGTAAAAAGAAAGGACAAAAAAATTAAGAAGAAGAATAGAAAAATTGGAAAAAGAGAGGGATTCTCCGGAGAGAAAGGCTGTTCCAATTCAGGATTCTTTTCAGGATTTTTTAAAGATTTTAATGTTGCCAAACTATTCGGGTTAGTTCTACTCTCTATCTTGGGAATATTCGTTTTCATGCCGGTGGTTATGCCGTTCATTTGTGCCTTCATGTCTAGTTTTGGAATAGCATCTTCCTTATCGTTCGATGCTCTCAAATTTATGAGCAGCAATTTATGCTCTATTAAAAATTACTCGTCAATAATCAAACTATTGGTATCATTGGTTATAATTCACCAAATTATTAACCATTATTCATATAGTCCAAAACGGAAAAAGTGGATTACAATTTGTATTTATCTTGCGGTTCTTGTAATATATCTTGGTGTTGAGTCATTTTCGAAGCCAACAGAGAAATATTTGAAAGAAAGTTGCGAAAATAATGATTAACGTTTTATACCATTTAAATACTTCCCCGCATTTTGAACAAAATACATATGGGTAAAAATAAGAAAAACAAATCCAAACAGAAGAGTGGAGACAATATGCCAAATGTTTCCATTTGTACGCCTACTTTTAACCGACGCCCTTTTTTTGAAGGGTTGTTGAAATGTGTCCAGTCGCAAGATTATCCTCATAGTAAAATTGAGTGGATCATTGTTGATGATGGTACGGATAAAGTAGAAGATATTTTACTAGACGAAAAGACACGGTCAATGCTCGGCGAAATTACGATAAGATATTTCTATGTTGACAAAAAAATGGATTTAGGGAAAAAGCGCAACATGATGCACGAAAAATGTTGTTTTAAAGGTGACGAAGACATTATTGTATATATGGACGACGACGACTATTATCCATCTGAAAGAGTTAGTCACAGTGTTAAAAAACTTACACAAGATAAAAAAGCATTATGTGGCGGAAGTAGTGAACTTTTCTTGTGGTTCAATGTCTTAAATAAAATGTACAAATTTGGTCCATATGGTCCGAATCATGCCACCGCCGGAACATTTGCGTTTAAACGCAAATTATTGAAAGACACATCGTATGAGAACGACGCTGTACTGGCAGAAGAAAAGCATTTTTTAAAAAACTATACAATTCCATTTGTTCAGTTTGATCCATTTAAAACAATATTGGTTGTTTCCCACGAACAAAATACATTTGACAAGAAAAAACTTCTAAGTTCTAAAAACAAATTCGTAAAAGAAAGTTCTATTGACGTCAAACAATTCATTCCAGATAAAGAACAAAAAATATTTTACGAATCAAAAATAAATGAACTGTTGAAAGATTACACACCAGGAGATGTGAAAAACAAACCAAAGGTTTTAGAAGAAATTGCGAGACGAGAAAATCAGCGAGAAGAACAAATGAAGAACATGCAAAAAGAGCAAGATAATAAGGCATCTGGTATTTATGTTACAAATAACAGCGACCCTAAAAATCCAAAGCATCAAGAAATGACCATGAAACAAGTAAAAGAATATATGAGCTCAAAAACGAATGAATGTTTGATGTTGAGACGAGAGCTACAGCAAATCAAACAAGAAAACGAAAATTTGAAACAAAAATTAAAGAATGCGAATATTTCTTAAATTATTAATAATACGAATAATATATAAAATGTCTATAAGTCGTATATACAACTCTCATTATAACGCAAAATCCATTATTGATAGTAATAATTTCAAATCAAAACATTCTTTTGACAACCGTTGTAAAGAATCAAAAAATATTATCACCAAATACCCATCCCGCATTCCTGTCATTGTTGAAAAACAAGAAACTTCCGATATTGTTGATATTGACAAGAACCGGTTTTTAGTCCCGTGTGAATTGACAGTTGGTCAATTTGTATATGTAATACGGAAACGAATGAAAATGCCGCCTGAAAAGGCAATATTTGTTTTTGTGGATAATCATATTCCAATGCAGTCATCTCTTATGTCGGCTATTTATGACCAATCTAAAGATAAAGATGGGTTTTTATATATAAAATATGCCGGAGAAAATACATTTGGTTCTTTAAAATAGTAATTTGAGCAATCTTTTTTTTTCATTATCTAATAGTTTCACTTGACAAATGTCTTTTTTCAGTTGTTCAATGAGTTCTATTTTTTGAAGATTAAATTTGTTGCAGATATTGATAATAAAATTCTGGTTTGAATATTCGTTGCTGTATTTGGTGAGTATTTTTGTAAATATAATTTCAGAATTATATTCTTTTTCCCACAATCTATTGTGCAAATTTATATAATTGTTGATAACTTTTAAAAAAAATGTCATTTCATTGAACTGCCACAACTGTCGTTGAAAAGAAACGCGATCATAATAATCCCCATTAACAAAACTTTCAAGAAACTGCTCATAAAATAATAAGTCTTTGTTTGCGTAAAATAAAATATTTTCGTGATACATGAGCGAAACGATTGTCTTTTCACATATTTTGAAATAGTCTACATTTTTGTTAATAAGTAGTTCTTTACAAATCTCTTTGACATTTTTGTCGGCTTCAGTATATGAAACTTGTGTTTCTATATAATGAATATATTCAACTTGTGCCTCTAATTCTGTAACTTTTTTGTCTTGTTCATTTATTCCTATGAATATATACTTAACATCATTTTGTGCGTTGGTTTTATTTATTTTTTTCATATGTTTCGCGATAATACTTAGCACCTTCTTGTCGTTATTTTGGAGATAATCAATATTGTCTATTACAATGACGCGTTGATTTTTTTTCATTTTCATCATATTAAAAATGTTTTGGTTCTTCAAAAGATCAAAAAAATAAGATTCGTTTTTAATATTTTGAATTGAACAATATTGATATTCGTAATCTTTATTTTTCAGATAATTTATAACTCTACTAGTTTTTCCACTATTTGTCTTTCCATGTACATACATACTATTGTATTTTGAAATGAAATCCATATTTATATAATTAAAAATGAATTATTTATATAAATTAGAATTACAATCAAATATTCGTTGAGTTGCAAATTTGAGGATTATTTGTCAGTCCATCCCAATCTACGCTACAATCTTTAGCCCACTTTTTCTTGGCGCAAGCGCCGCTTGTTGAACCTATACCTGGCATGTTGTAACTTGAATCTCCAAATGATTTATCGCTGCACCCAGATTTTACATTTGTTGCTGTGTTTTTACAAGTATCAAATTCGCCGTAATCATCATACACTATTTCATAGTTATCGGGGCATTTGGATATGTTCGGAGGGAACTCTATATTCTTGGATGAACTTGTCAACGCACTTCCAATAAAAGCCAAACTAATCACCAATATAACTAGAGCAACAATACAAACAGTTTTGTAAAAGTTCATTATAATTTAATAATAATATTATATATATTGTATATAATAAATATGGATAAATATACAAGAAATGATTTCGAAGGAAATTATCAACAAAGCGAATTGTTCAAAGACGCCGCTGTGGGGCGAATAGATCTCAGTCCAAATGAAAACGGAACACCGTTTTTTGTTCAAGATAAAATACACAAAAACGAAAAGACAAACTATTCCAACGCAACGCAAGGACTGATGGAAAACTCGTTGGTATCTATCACATTTTTTTCATCTAATAATATTGAAAATATTCAAAATACATTGCGCTCAAAAATATATAATCTAACAAATGGTAAATTCAAAATTGACGTCCAAGACAATGATCAATTAAAAATAATTATGAGATCTGTATTTTTGCAGTATTCTTCAAATAATAGTGATAATATTGATGGACAAATTGAACAACTTAACCAAATAGTTTTGAATTATGCCATTCCACAAGTTCATAATGAATTGGTGAGCTACATCAAATACAAGAAAGATATTTCTAGTCCACCATCAGTGATGGCATTACCGCAATCTTTGGCGATTGACAAAACTATAGAATTAAATAATTTCTTCTAATTCACTCAACTCTTGTAGATATATTTCAGTTATCGTTTTTTCCAATAATTCTTTAAGTTTTTCATTTATTCTGTCATGCTCGTTTTTGAGCTTCTGAACATTTTCTTCATTCAAAGAATCCATTGGCATTTTAGTCAAATAACTATAACTATTTTCATATTTGTCGTAATCTTTTTCACTAAGCAGCTGAGCAATTTCTTTTGACTTTTTTTTTCGCAAGTCAATCGTGTCTTCCAGAATTTCACAAATGAACTTATATTTATTTGAACATACCTTCAACTCTTCTTCCATTTTTTTAATTTGATATTCTTTGCGAATATTGTAATACTTTAATCGGGTTTCAACAAAGTCTTCGATGATTTCATACACACTAACATAGTGTTTGAGTTTTTCGTTTTCATCGAACAAATACATGTTTGTTAGTGAAATATTTGACGACAGTTTGAATTTCTGACAAATATTATGAAGCGTTTGTTTGTTATCCAAATTAATATCATTGTCAAATTTTAGTGTAATTTGAATGTCTTTATCAGTTGACAAATCCTTATAATCTTTCAAACCATACTTTTTTTCTTCAAGACATTTTTCCAAAAACACAATGTAAGGTTCATTCCATACACCAATTGGCAATTCCGTTATAGTGAGTGTATCATTTTTTACAACAATATTTCCATTGGTGGCATATTTCATATCGTCAACATGTTCAATCGTTCCTTTGAAATGGCGATAATATGGAGATAGAGTAATGTTGTTTTCCACATGTTCCTGTAGATGATTCTTGATGTATCTAATAATTTCAGTCGGATTGAAACAAGGAATATTCGTAGAGAATCCTGTTCCAATACCAACGCTTCCATTCACCAATACCATTGGAATGATTGGGGTGTAGAATATTGGCTCAACAGAAAGTCCATCATCATCCAAATAATTCAAGATTGGATCATCTTCTGCGCGAAAGATACCACGCGAAATATTATGCAGTTTTGTAAATATATACCTTTCAGATGCGTGATCTTTACCGCCTTGAAGTCGTGTTCCGAATTGTCCACTTGGAACAAACAAGTTAATGTTGTTCGAACCAACAAAATCTTGCGCCATATTGACAATCGCGCCATTCAAACTTGCCTCACCATGATGGTATCCGGATTGTTCCGAAATATAGCCACTGAACTGCGCGACTTTGATTTCAGAATACAACTTTTTCTTAAACGCGCTAAACAAGATTTTACGTTGCGAAATTTTCAATCCGTCCATCAAATTCGGAATAGACCTGTCGCAATCATATTTTGAAAAGTGAATCAGTTCTTTATCAATAAACTCATTATAACTTATTTGTGTATTTTTGATATTCAAACAATTATCACGGTCATAACCACTTAACCAATTTTTACGCTCATCCGCCTTAGATTTGTTGAAAATTTTATCAATCAACACCTTGTCATTTTCTTGCAATTGAAAGTGGATTAATTTCTTCTCTTTGAAATATTCTTTGAATTCTTTCGACGTGCTTGTACCCAATCCCTTGTAATACTTGATCTTGTAACTCTTACCATTGTCATTATTTTGTTTCCAATTTTCATATTCTGCGTTATTATAAAAGCTAATCGATTTGTTCATCTTAGTCGCTTTCAAAATTGGAGTGTTCATAAACCCAATAAAGTTTGGAATCTCCAACAATGAAGGCCATAGATAAGAGAGGAAATTTACACAAAGTCCTTTAATGTGACTCCCATCCAAATCTTGATCTGTCATGATGATTAACTTTGAGTATCGCAATTTACTCGTATTGGAATAAGTCTTGCTAGTCTCTAGCCCAATAATCTTCTTAATTTCGTTTATCTCTTTACAATCATTGATTCTTTTCTGTGTTTCGCCGCGAACATTGAAAATCTTACCTTTCATCGGATATACACCAATATAATTGCGGTCATCATTTGTGAGACCTGAAATAATACCTGCTTTTGCCGAGTCTCCCTCGCATATAATCAACATGGTATCTTTTGATTTGGTGGTTCCTGCGTAGTTTGCATCAACTAATTTCGGAATTCCGCGTATGTTTTTACTTTTAGAACCATCGGTTTTTTTGGCATTTTGTTTATCTTTGATATCTGACAACGCACAAGAAGCGTTCATCACACCCATTTTTGCCAACTTATCAATAACATTATTTCCTACTTCGCAAGTAGAACCAAATTTGGAAGCACCTGTATTCAGATAGTCTTTCGTCTGACTATCAAAACTAGGGTTTTCAATACAACAATTTACAAACACGAATAGTTGTTCCTTGATAATAGATGACTTGACTTCTACCTTTTTCTTTTGTTTAATGTATTGAACCATTTTCTTGGTAATCTGATTGAGAATATGTTCAACATGTTTACCACCTTTACTTGTGAAAATGCCATTAACAAATGAAATTTGTTTGTATTCGTTATTGAGGCATACGCCATAACTCCAGCGCTCATTACACTTCTCAAATACAAATTTCTTCTTTGAATATTCATCCAGATACATTTTAATATATGACTGGAAGTCGTTTACTTTTAAAAGTTCGTTGTTAAACTTTACCTTGACATCTTTAGGAGTAATTCCCGCAATATCATAAACGCGTCTTTGAAATAATTTTACCATTGAATCTGAAAGATTTGGTAGCCCCAAACGCTCATAGTCAGGACGAAACATTACCTTCGTGTATGGCTTAGATTTGCTTTTGGTGATTGTCGGCTTTTCAATAATGTTGAGATTATCTTTGAAATGTTGCGTGTATTTCAAACCGCGATTGTGATCTATCGTCTCAATGTAACCGTATTTTGACCAAATGAGAACAAGTTTGAACCCAAACCCATTCTTACCGCCTGTAATCTTTTTCTGCTTCTTGTCGTAATTCGTAGATGTGCGAAGATGTGCGAATATCATCTCTGGAATCCATAATTTGTATTCTGGGTGAATCTCGACATCAATTCCATTGCCATTATTATACATTGTAATTTCGCCATTATTAATGCTAATATTTATTTGGGTCACTTTTTCATTTTCAGGACACTCTTCTTTAGTTTGCATGCGAATGTAATGATCCCGACAGTTTACAATACCCTCATCAAACAATTTGAATAGTCCGGGATTATATTGCTCCATGTTTATTTCCTTGAAAGAACTTTCATTCTCGTAAACATATAGTTTTTGTTCAATATTTTCAACAGAACCAATATAGGTGTCGGGGTTATCCAAAATATGTTCTTTGTCTGTTTTTTTCTGATATTGTTTGCTGATTTCGGCCATGATGATTGTTTGTAACTTTACTTGAACTTAGTTGTATTATTCAATTTTTTTTAAATGTATATATTAATTTGTCTATTACAAAATGACACAAAATATGTCTTCAAAAATGATGCAATCATACATGATTCAAAACCGGGTGGGTGTAAAATATAATACTTCGGCAACAACTAGTATCAACAATATTATTATAGGCGCGGAGTTTGATTCTAATAAAAATTTGCTATTTTCTCTTGGTTATGATGTGTATACTACTTATTATAATTCTCTTTTAAGGTCTTCGGGTTTGACTTCAACACAAAAATATAATATTCAAGACACATTTAATAGTATTATATCAAATTTGAGCAATGACGAACAAAAACAACTTGGCATCTATCAAGAAAACAAGGCCGATATTGACGCCGCTCAAGCAGAATATGAAACTTCCATTATACAAAATCCGGATTTTACATTTTATTGTACAGTTTATGACAACAATAAAATCAAATCACTCGTGATAAATAATATGCAATCTCATTTCAAATTATCATACGGGAAAAAATACATATTTAATCTTGAAGATAAAAGTAATGCTGGTACAACTCTATCTTTTTCAAAACAACAGCAATTATTTGAAGATATTGACGGCATCTACCGTGTAGGTAATCCGGGAGAATCTGGCGCATGCCTTGTATATATTCCAGAACTACCCTCGTATTATTATGCGATTCATATTTACAATAAGGATGATTATACGACTGGTTCGTTTAATGATTTCGGTTATATTTACAAACAATTATATTTGGAATATTCTTATAATATTCCTTATCCAAATAATGTGTTATTTTACAACGCGCAAGAAAATACTACCAAAAACCCTTTATTCGGAACTTCTGTTTTACACACCGTAGAAAATCATGGTCCGAAATATATACTGTCTAGTGACGCAAGTTATACCGAAATTATTACATCGTCCTCTTATACGAGTTACTCTTGGTTCAATCAAATTTCTGACGTTAAAAAATCATTTGGTATGTATTATGGTTACTATACTTTAAAATATAGGTTTAGGAATAATAGAATTGCGCTTATCAATAAGGGCGTCAACTCGTACGGAATTTCAATGGAAAAACTTATTCAGGTCGACGGCGATGAATCTAGTGTGGAAGTTCATTATTTGAAGGGTCTGGATGAAACCGGGGAACTCGACGGTTCTTATAACTTTTATAATACACCACTTACCATCAAAGTACTAGGTGATTTTGAAAAATGCTCGCTTTACACAAAAATACTGGGTTACAACAAACTAGAAGATGTGCTTTTCTTTGATGGTGAATACGCAAATTATTCAATGACGAATCCTGAACCTTACCAAGATATATCATTAGGCGATAATATAATTGGTCTTTACCCGGAAAGCGAAATATATTTTCACGATATAAGCAGCGACGATTTGAATTTAAGCAATATTTACAACGATGACTCCGTGAATGTCGACGATCGTACTAGAATCTCCTTGAATTATGATGGTAATAGTTATGACCCATCTCTTTGTTATGGACTGTACAAAGGACAATACATTATCAAAAATATTCCTGAAGATAGACCAATCGCCATTATTAACAAAGACCAAACTAACTCAAAGGAAGAATGTATCAAATATTTTGGACCAGAACAATACAAATTTCAGAGGCTGGGACCAGACGGTAAGACTTTGTTTGACTATTATTATCATACGCTGGTCATTCAAGTATTTGGCGACTTTGGCAAAGTATCTATATACGAATACAACGATGGATTTTGCGGAGGTAAGAATTTGTTGATTTATAACGAAAGTTTCAACGATATTTCAAGCAATTTTCAAAGTTGGTATGAATTATACGAAGACGCCAGTTTCCAAGTGGATTGTAGTTCCATAAGCGTTTCAGGAGATACAATTGACAATATGTTCACTAACATATACCAAGTATCATCATACATTAGTTGTGATATAAGTCTTGACAGCAATCAAGACAATGCGTTGTTATTCGACGATATTAGCGATAGTTCAACAAAATATTGTTTTGATACCGGAAATTTTGTCCTTATGGGTGTTTCTTCAAACAACCCTATAGCATTCTTGAATAAAGGTCGCGAAGATTTATTTTCTTATGACGGATACTACGCATATTCCGAAACTAGCATAGCTTCTGATGGAAATACTTACACTTATTATTCTGGAAATATCAATATTACCGTGACGGGAGATTTTGGGCAATTAAGTTTTGAAACGTTAGAAAACAGTTATATGGGCGGCTTTCGCAAGTTAATGTTTAACAGCGGCACAACGGGAGAAGCGGTTCATCATTGGGGCGTCAATACTTATTATAATATGTTGACAACCGATCCGTCCGACGCGCCGCAAAATTATTATATCAACGTGCGAACCAATACTCGCGCTGTACACTACAGCGAAGATTATGTGACATATCGTTTTGCTGGTTACGATCGTAATGGATTGATTGACGATGAAGACGATAATCCAGAACTCACTTTTGCAATTGGAGATAATATTTACTTTACGTTTGATGACAATTCCGAACACCCATTTGGCATTTATACCTATCATAATCTTCTAACCGACGCACAATTGATTACAAATAATTCTAATAATACTAATTCTCAAATAGTGTGGACCCCGAATCTTATAGTCAGCAACTACTATTATTATCGGGCGGAAAAATATGTCACGAATTTTATGTCAAATGGTATCAATATCATCAATAATGAAAAAGCAGATATTATATTGAATATTAGTAATGTTTATACAGAACCGCAGTTTGATATCAGTTATGACATCAGTTCAACTCCGATGTTTGAAGGTACAACGCCTTTTTCAATACTATTAACATCGTTTAATATTGAATTTGATGAAGTTATTAACATTAATAGTTCTAGAAATTTATATTTGTATAACGATACCAAAAATACTATTGATATTACAATACCAGGAACACAGTTGACACAAAATATAGAAAAAAACGCTACTTATGTAACCGGATTCAGCAAATACAATGTAAATAGTTTGGAGTTTGACACCAGTTATGCGTTATTGATGGATGAAGACTTGTTTGAAAACATTTATTATAATACAATCAGCGGAGAAATTGAAACATTTGCCGATATATCTGCTTACAATCTCCTAGATTTTGAAACGGAAACTCGTCATGAACCAACATTTGGTTCAATAACTCCCGATTCTAGTTCAACGCTAGTTGACGTTTCGGGATACATTGAAATTCAGTTTAGTGAACCTGTTATTGTGCCTGCTGACGCCGACGTGCCGGGAGGAAACAATATTGCCTTCGTTGATAGCGATGGTAATTCAATAAACTACGTTTCTGATATCAGTAATGGCAACAAACTATACATTTACTATAGCGGGTTGAGTTATAATACTGTTTACTCTGTTTCATTTGACGATTACAGCATCGTTGATTCAAGTAATATTCAGTTTACAATTGCGGATTCTTCGTTGAGCGATTATTCCATACAAACCATAGAAGACCCGAGACCTCAACTACAATATTTTATTCCTAATGTTGATATTGACGTTTCTGATGTATATATAAACCAGCCCATCACATTAATTTTTAATGAAACGGTTGATTTGGACACGTCGAGTAATGGACGAATCGCAATAAAAGATGAAGATGGCTTGGAGTTTACTTATTTTGATGTTTCAAATAATGACGATGTTTCTGGAATTATTTTTGGTAGCGGTACAAATACATTACGAATATATCCATTTGATGCGGACTTAAGTTTTGCAGACAATACCACTTACGTGCTTTCAATTGATAGTGATGTGATTAAAGATATTTGTGATAATTATTATCCGGGAATCAGTACAAGCGATTCAAATCCAATCACTTTTACAACAGGTGATAGTGCCGGTGAAGCGCTAGAGAGTCTGACAAATGGTTCTAATGGGAATATTGTCAGCGACGATTCTGGAGATTATATTGTCTTTAACAGCGATACATCATATGAGAGCAAACAGTATACTCTTTCGGTAGGAAGTTACACAATAGACATATCTGAGTCATATCCGTTTACAATACTGAACGGCGATATCAGTAATATAGTTGAGATCGGTATCAGCAATGAGGTCATTGAAATAGATGTAAGTGGTGGTAGCGTTCTAGCAGATTCTACCACAGGCGATTACTTTGTCTTTACAAATAGTGACGGAGAAACCATATCTCTCGCGAATGGCGACTTTAAATTTATGCGAGGACAAAGTTACAGATTTAAAGAGGGTGATATTAGCAATAACTATAAATTTGTTATTTATTATGGCGATGTAAGCGCTTCATTGGCAAGTGGCGACGTGTCATCTAGTTTTACCATTCCAAAAAACAAGTCAACAGATGGTAGTTCACTATATTATCGCGCAACATATAATACCACAAATTACGACGCATCTTTAACACTGTTGTATAGCGATGTGTCGGAAGACAATGAAAATGGAAATGGTTCTTATGATTTCTTTTACGGAAATGTAACTATAGACATTTGTAGTAATGATTTCGGTTCATTCAGTTTTTACACATATAATAATGGCTATATGGGAGGTAAATATGCGTTTACTTTTGAAGACAACTATTTATGATAACTTTTTTCTTTGTAATATATATAATTCAAAGTATGCCTAGAAAACAAGTATTCAAAAAAACAGTCGGCTCGAGAGCGGAGGTGTTCCATGGAACTGCCAAGAAAACAACTGGTGGTCTTTTAAAGAAAGATTTAGCGAAAAACAAGCACGGAGAAATTGTTTCCAGAAAGAAGCAAATGACTGCCAAGAAAGAGAAACGCCTCGAAAAGCACGGATATTTTGCCAAGAAGGGCAAATTCGGCTACGTCAAGAAGGACGTGGCGGGTAAATCAAAAAAGAACAAGACTTCAAAGAAGACAGCAAAGAAAAGTAAAAGAAAAGGCAAGCGTTAAGTAGTTGAAACAAGTAATTACAATATAATATAATTTGTTGAAATCTTTCATATTATATTGTCATTATGAGACCTTTATTTTTGTTCACCATTTTTTTGTTCACCATTTTTCTATTTAGTTTAGTTATGAATATAAATATGTTTGAAGAGTATTATAATCATATGAAACCATCATGACTTTATCAATGATCGGTATGAAGAAAAATGTCAGCTCGCAAAACTTAGCCAACTATGAAATGTCTACAATTGATATTGAGAAAAATGAAATATCAAACGCCGAATCTCCAAAACTAGACATTAATAATGATGAAATTGCGAATGACTATATATACGTCGTCTCTTATTTTTACCAAGTATTTGTTCATGTTTTCATATTTTCTATTTTTGAGTCTTTGTTTTTTTGGCTTTATATTACCAAAGAAGAAGACCAAGCAATTTTAAATCAGATTGAAGATGTGATTTTAGTTGGCAATCTATTTTGCACAAACATAAACGATGATATTGATTTTTCATCGTTATATGATTATCAAAAAGACAAAAGAGATAATTACAACCAGGAACTACCTTTTAACAATACTATTATGCTAAACACTTATTTATTGTGTACAATTGTTTTACTCAACATTTTTCTTAAATTTAGTCGTACAAATATTGTGATATTAAATTACAACATATTAAAAAATCAAAGTATAACTTTTCTCTGCTTGTTTGTGTATGAATATTTATTTTTCAAAAATGTGATATACAATTATGTCCCCAATTCTTCAAACAAGATTGTTAAAAAAATATTTGAACAGTGTGTTTAATTTTGGCTTTCAACAAATGCTTTAAATATATTATTTTTAAAAAATTGAAATAAACAAATACTTTGTCTTGTTATCCACACACAAACATGGAACCTCTACCAAAAATGAAATATATCAAAACATTTTCAAAAAATTGTTGGCATTGTGGTGCGAAACCAAGACAATCCCAAAAATTCCTTAAATGTTCAGGGTGTTTTGAAGTTCGTTATTGTAGTAAAGAATGTCAAAAAGACGATTGGTGTGCGCACCAAAAGATATGTAAAACCCGAAAACCGCTTGAGTGCTCCCTTTGTAATCACAATACTAGAAAACTGGTTTCAATCATTGTAAATAATATTCAACAATATGTTTGTAGAACTTGTGCCAATGACAATTCAAACGAAAATGTGTATTACTTTCATGATTAATTAATATTTCAGAATAATTTTATCAAAATCACTTGAATCCAAATTGCGCTGTTCGATAAGCAGTTGTGTCAAATTATTAAACGCTCCATTATTTTTTTCCAATATACTTCGCGTTTGTTCATATGCCCACTTTACCAATTCCTCAATTTCACGATCAATTTCTTGTTTGCTGTATTCGCTCAGCCTATCGCTATTTGTCGCAATATTTCGTCCCAGAAACGGCTGCGTTGAATCGTTTCCATCGTAAATCCCTATATTTTTACCCATACCAAACGTGGCAACATAACGCCTCGCAATGCTATTTGCCTGTTTTAGGTCGTTTGACGAACCTGTTGTGATTTCAAGGTCGGGGATATTTTTGAAGATTGCGTCGTCCATTTGAGTTGGACTGCTCTTATAACTATAATAGACCTGCTCTGCGGCCCGTCCGCCCAACGAAATCATCAAATTCGCAAGCAGGAACTTCTTAGTAGGAAACGATTCATATTTGTCTTTTGGAGTAAACAGAGTATATCCACCAGCACCATTTTTATTTGAATTAATAGTGACCTTTTGGATTGTAAACATGTCCTTGAATAAATGGGCTGTGAGCGCATGTCCAACTTCGTGAGCAGACACGAGACGAATCACATCTTCGGGGCGATTTTCACTTGCGCTGGGCAGTCCTATTGTCATTTTTTCAAACGCATTGTAAATAGTGGTATCCGTAATGTATGACTCATTGTACCTTACACTAAGAATTGCCGCCTCATTTGCCAAATTCGCAATATCGGCTCCTGAAAATCCACCTGTCAATCTCGCCAACTCATCTAAGTATCCACTTTTGTAGACCTCGTGAACATTCTTACCATTGAAGTGAATATCAATTATTTTTCGGCGTCCTTCCATATCAGGCAAAGGAACAATTACTTTACGATCAAATCGTCCTGGTCGTGTAAGAGCATTATCCAAAATATCAGCACGATTTGTAGCCGCAATTACAATAATACCTTCATTTTTGATAAATCCGTCCATATTTGTCAAAATCTCATTCAGCGTTTGTTCGCGCTCATCATTTCCACCCGCAAGTCCGGCGCCGCGCTGACGCCCAATCGCATCAATTTCATCTAGAAAAATGACACACGGTGAGAGTTCCTTCGCCCGTTGGAAAAGATTTCGCACGCGAGAGGCGCCAACGCCCACAAACATTTCAATGAATTGAGAACCAGAACAATACAAATAGTTCACATTTGCCTCTCCCGCAACTGCTTGAGCCAACAATGTCTTCCCCGTTCCAGGTGGTCCTTCCAATAATACACCCTTTGGGATCTTCGCACCAGCTTTCTCGTATTTCTCCGGTTGTTTCAAAAAATCAACAACTTCCATTAACTCAAATTTGGCTTCATCGCATCCGGCAACACTACTGAAATCAACGTCGATTGACCCCGATTCCACTTCAGTAAACGCACCCCCCCCACCCGCACCTGGTATCATATTCATAGGATTATTATTTCGCAACTGAGGTACAATGCCCCGAAGTAAAATGCTACCAATTAAGTAAAGTGCAGCAAATTGAACAACGTTCGAAACAATAGTACCCAGTTCAATCGGTTCAGGTAAATACAAAACATCGTAATTTATGTGATTTTTATCCAGGTTATTCAAAAGACTTGATACTAATGATGGAATCATTTTAGTAACATGGAAATTTGAAATATCATAACTACCAATATTATGCATTTTATCAATTGAAACAATACCTTTAATTTGTTCGTTTTGAGTCAAAAGACTTACACCTTCCACTTGGTTATTTTGAATGCTTGCTTGAAAATCATTATAGCTTTGAGCAACTCCGTATTTTGATACTTCGTCATAAATATGTTTTGTCAAATCTGCCGGTGACTGACCACTATGCTCTCCAATTGAAAATTTGTTAATCACGTCTTTACGCGCAATCTTCAATCCGGTTGCGCGCCTTTTTATATGACTATTTGGTACATTGAAACCACTCACACACAACAACAAGTTTGTACAAATAAAAAAACGATTCATTATTATCGCGTATTCTATAAATAATAGTCAGAGCATATCTTTAAACTTTATTCGCTTTTAATTCATCCACAACTTCCCTGACCACGTCACCCCAATCTCCCAAGCGTTTTTGTCGAAATAATTTCACATTTGGATACCAATATGTTGTTTTATCGCTTCGTGACCATCTCCATTCACAGCCAACTGTCAACAGGGCGTAAGTATTAACATTTAAATTCGCGGACAGGTGTATTATAGATGTATCTGTCGAAATAACACCATCTACATGCCTCATTATACAAAGCGTGTCTATATATGTTCCGTGCGAGTCTAAAATATTCCCAAAATAATATACATTATCATATTCGTCTAATATTTCGGTTTCTTCTGTTGTCAGATCTTTTGTTACAATGATCCAGTTTATATTTTTCATTTGAAACAAAGATCGCGCGTGTTTTAATTCCATTTTTCTGTTTTTTAACTCTTGCGCATTATTATTACTACCCTTCCAATTAAAAATGTAACACTTTTTGTCTTTTTTTTCACATGATATTTTCCATAATATTTGTCTACATAACAAAGAAGGGTCCAACGTTATTGTTTCAAATAGCGGTGTAAACGGCAATGTGTCGTATTCATACCCCAAGTATTTTATCAAGCATATCACATTACAATGGTAATCAAAACACACATTTTCATCACTATAATCTTTGATAGTAACCGACTTATTCTTTTCAAACGTTTTTTGGTATATCCACGAGGTTCTTTTGTCGCTGATAAAAATGATATCATTGTTTGGAAATCTTTCAAGAATAATGGGAATGAACCTGGCATACATAAACCCATCGCCTATTCCTCCACCGTTATACAAAAGTAAGGTTTTTCTGTTATCTCCCTCTTTGAAAAAAGACATATTATCGTGTTTCACCATTTTCCCATTTAATTCTTTATTTCTTTCGGCGAGATTCAATTGATTCAAATAATCATAACTCTCATTGTATTTATTTTGTGACAAACAAGATAGCGCGTAATTTTCTTTACAGAATTGTTTTTGTTCTTTACTTATATTTAGAATATCTATATTTTTCATAATCTCGGTAATCTTTTCATAATAGGGAAACTCGACATTGAAAATGGAGCAAATATTGTTGTACGAAAATAACAAATCAATATAAAATTCGTCATATTCCTCGTAATTTTTGTATTTTGTCATTAATGATTTTAGAACTTTCATAGATTCTTTATATTCGCCCTTTGTGTACAGGATTTTCCCGCGTTCTAATTGTTCGTATTCAATTTTGATGTTACAGTCGTATATTTTTTCCTCTTTAATGAGTGAATTATATTTCTCATTGATTTTTCTCTTTATTTTGTAGCGCAAATCATTGATTGTGTGTATTAATTCAGCACATTTAATATATTCAGAATCATATTCCTTTTTAGAACTTTTTCCCCGGATTTTATCTTCTAGTTCCCACAATTTCAAATTGGTATCATATAGGTTGCCGAACAATTTGTCTTTTGTCTTTATTTGAGGGTTGTCATTTTCAATCAATCTCAATTCAGTTTGAATATTAAACAGCGCCTCTTGATTTGTCACTTTTCTCTGTTTAATATTCAAAATTGTCACCTTGTCTATTATTTCTCCAAAACTACAACTTATTTTACAATTCATTTGATGATTTACATTGTATTTTTTCGTTGTATTTAAATATTCATATTTTTATTGAATTATATTTTACAAAAATTAACAAAAAATGAAATAGATTCTCGGATATGTAGAAATTGAGATTGCATACCATGGACGAAAAAATGAACACAAACTCCAAAAAACAAACAATCATTGTCAAACGAAAGAAACGCAAAAAATCGCCAACAAAAGAACAGATCCACGACAGAATCGAAAAACAACATAAGAAGAATATGTCCATGACGATGACAACGCTGTAACATTTGGAACTCTCTCTCCAATCGTTAACCATTTCAGAGCATTGTAATTATTTAAATTCAACCACATTACCAGGCAAGACACCACAGTCTATCTCATTTAAGTCAACATTTACTTTCCAATGCAACTCAAGAGGAACATCTTGTGAAAGCGGCGATTTTGACGTCCAACGTTCCTTTCTAAATATGTCGTATAATTTTTTTATACGACATTTTATACCCCCTTTATTCCGAGGAGGCGCGTGTTTTACAGCCCATTCAAATTGTAGCGCTTCAATCTTGTTGCGAAACCCACAAACAAGACAAATATGTGTCCAGCCAGGACCTTTGCTGGTTGTGTATTTCGCACCACCTTTAATTTCACCGTTATGCTGGCGCAATCGGCGCTCATAATATGGAGACACCCCGGCATAAGTATAACCGCGATTCTCTATGATATAAAAAAACCACGGAACAATTGACTCTTGTTCTGCCATTTGTCTTTTACATTACACGCGGAAATATATTTGCTCATCTACCATAACGTTGTCCCAACATCAAGGCTTCTCCGCCACCACTCGTCCGATAAGTGCAAATTAAAGTGTGTCCATTTCGCGGGAAAGAATGTCCGCGGCTGCCAGATATTCGCTTGCCGCGCTCTTGATCTTCTTGAACTTATTGCACCCACCACATTCACAGCCTACACAAGCTGAGCGTTTTTTAGACGCAGGTGGCTTGCTTGAAGATGATGCGATGACTTTTCCATCTACCACATCAGTGGATGTGCTAGATTGTGGTTTCAACACCCACCCACCCCTCCCGGTGGTTCCGCCCGAAAGTTCCCATACATGAGTAGTTTCTTTCAACTTGCGAGCAGAAGAACCTTTCTTAGAACGGTCGTTGATATATGAAGACCCATCGCGCGAAAGAACCTTTCCGGTAGGAAGACGCCCGCGAACAATCGCGGCCGTGGACGACGAGGATTTGTTATCCAGGGTCGTGACAGATGTGGAGCCGAGTGGTTTCGAAGCGAGCGCAGTTGCGACTTCCCTTTCATACAAAGTGTTGCGAAACATCTTTGTCTCGAGACCAAATGATTGGGCTGCCGCAGCGGTCTCGAAATCGCTCTTTGTCCATCTCACCCCCGCGTCTGTGAACTTCATAGGGGTCGGCGCGGACATGATGGCGGGTTCAACAAGAACCAATGATTTTATGAGACCCTCCATATTTTCATGATGACGACGCTCAAAGAGCTGGCTATAAACATTTTTCCACCAATCAGCATGAAACTATAAAAGAAGATATAAACCTTGAGTATTCCACGAATTCAATCAGAATTCTGAATGCAGTATTTTCAGAATAGAAAACACCATGGCTACCGTAGCCGCAAAGAAGAAGAAAGGGCGGGTCGGCTCTCAGGAGCGTCTCGCGTTCATTGAGAGCAAGATGGAAATGACGGATTGCATTAAGGAAGGTCTCGACGCCGGACTTGAGTACCCAGCTAAGCTCATATGGGAACTCGAGACCTTGAAGGCAGTTTCTCCAACCTCTCTTGTCATCGTGAAAGATGATACCTACGGTTATGGAGGCAAGGGGTGGGCAGTTGCCCCATGGACACCACCCGGGATCGTATTCAAATTGTATAGCGCAACATTCGAAACATTTGACCCACCGAATATCACGGAGCACACCGATGAAATGTATGCAGACGAGTACGAGCGCAGGCAGGAGGTCAAGAAGGAAATCGAACAGAAGCGCGAACAGAAACGCCGAGCAACCGAACAGAGGCGTCGAGATGTCGCCGACCGGAAGCGTCTTCGTGAGGACGCCGCAAACAAGAAATTCTGGGAACAGTCCGATAAGCGCTACATGAAGTTTAAGTCTACGGAGCTCGGGAAGCGGTTGCTAGAGAATGAGACTGAGGACCAGGAGGAGAGCGATACCGAGGCCACCCCACCGACCATATCCGAAGCGAGCGGTGGAGAGGTCGCCGAGACCGGTGGTGGTGGTGGTAAGTCAGTGAAAGACCCTGTGTGCATTGGATGCTTGACTAACCAACCTAACCAAATGGCGCACATGGGTCCAGACGGGTGCCTCGGCGACGAATGGTCTGCTATCGCGGACGAGTAACGAGAACAATTGATTGATTGTCAGTACTCTACACTAAAAGTCCAACGCCCACAAGGCATGGGCTCGCGAAGGGGTGTATGGTGGCATTGTGCACTACGGCGGATATCCCGCTCACAATAATTGGGGCGGGGGGGGGTCGATGTGTCACGAGGTATCATATATACCCTAATAACAGGGTTTGTCGGGGGGGCAGGGGCGCTAATCAGCCGAGAACAACGTGGTGTAAATATCATTGTTCATAATACTAGCATTATTTGTCAGTCATGCACCCAGTGCTGATTTCGGAGCGCATTTCATTTGCTTCAATTCCTCCCCTAAAAATCAATTTGGAGAGAGAAGCGCATTACTTCTTATACAAATTGTATTAGTTCGGAGAAACCCCCCGGTTTCGCTCCTCAGATGCGGTCTCTTCGCGAAGAAGGGCACCCCATAGTCCAATGCGGAGCTCCATCTCATACTCCTCTAGAATGCACCCGAGCGCGGCAACAGAGACATTGTTCTCAAGAGCGATAAGGCTCGCCGCCGCCCTTGCTCTGCGAAAGAAGTTATTGTTGCGATCTGTCACCTGGTGGTGCGTGTGAGGGTGCCGTGGTAGTTCAACAACTTTGAACGTGGTCACTCATTCGTAGGTCACCTCCGCCATGGTAGTGTTGCCCTCGATGTCCTCAATGACCTCCGCCGTAGTAGTGTTGCCCTCGATGTCCTCAATGACCTCCGCCGTAGTAGTGTTGTCCTCGGCGTCCTCAATGACCTCCACCGTAGTAGTGTTGTCCTCGATGTCCTCCGCGGCGGAGAGGACCTGCTGCCGCATGTCGAGCCTGTTGACGAAGAGAACAACCGCGTCCCGAATGGCACAACACCACCGGTGAATCATGTCCATGTAAGACACTGCGAGCAGGGTTCCCCGAAACACTACACAATTTGGAATTTGCGCTGCATAAAATATTCCGTGTATCCGCAATGAATTTAAATATGAACAATTAAATAAGGACAACACCCCCTAATATTCAATGGCATTTTTCGAAAGTATCTGTACACAAACATGTAAAGATGCACAAACATGTAAATTATGCAGCAGCTTCTTCAGAAAAATTGAAACGGGTTTTGTGAAAATGTCCACGAGAATCAAACAAAGTCAGACAACTTCAGAAAACAAATTGCGATGCAAAAATCAGAATATTATGGAGGTATTCACAACCTTCTACGAGCAGCCAGCATTTTGGACAAGGTGGAAAAAGGGGGATGTGAACGGATGAGTGATGGTCCGTATATGAAAACACAAATAATCACGTACATGGGGAATAAGCGGAAAATCATAAAGCATATTGATGACGCAATTGCCATAGTGAAAAAAGAATTGGGTGTCCAAGAAATTTCGGCAGGCGATGGCTTCTCTGGTTCGGGGATTGTATCGCGCCTTTTAAAAAAACACTCGCATTCACTATATGCAAACGACATCTCGGGCTACTCGGAAACCTTGAATAAATGCTATTTGGCGTCACCCGACAAGGAGTTTCAAGAAGAAATAAAAAAACAAATTCAGCAAGTGAATATAATTGCTGAAGAGAAAAATGGCGGAAGGTCGTGGATATCAAGGCATTGGGCGCCCAAAAGCGACAAAATTGAACCAGGCGAACGAGCGTATTATACACATGAAAATGGACGACGGATTGATGTTGTGCGAAATTATATCGACACGTTGCCTGAGAGGTTTCGTCCATTTATCCTCGCACCACTCTTAGTAGCATCTTCAATCAACACCAATACCAACGGACAGTTTTCAGCATACTTCAAAGATGAACAAGGGATTGGTTCGTTTGGTGGGAAAAAAAAAGCGTGTTTATCACGAATTACAAAACCCATCAGCATACAGACCCCTATATTCTGCGACAAGGATTGCGACGTGAATATAACAAAAATGGATACAAACAAATGGGTAACTGAATTACCAGAATTAGATTTGGTTTATTATGATCCCCCGTACAATAAGCATGCATATAGTGTATATTACTTCATGTTGGATATCATAAACAACTGGGACTTGTATGTTGATATTCCGGATACAAACCGAGGGCAGCCAAAAAATTGGGTAAAATCAGACTATAATAGTTTCACAAACGCAAAACAGGCTCTCTTACAACTTATTTCAAATACTAAATCAAAATATATATTACTTTCATACAACAGTTGTGGGATCATTCCTATAAATGAGCTTGATGCCAGCCTTCAGCAATTTGGACATGTTCGTAAAATACCAATTGAACACAAGACGTATAATCGACTGAAAGGGATGGTGGATTATAAACGCAAGGAACAAAAAGAAAAAAACGAAGAGTTCTTGTGGTTGATCCGGAAAATATAACAGCTATATTACACGTGTATAAGTACCGTTTGTATAATTATATATTTTTATCGAATTGACGCACTTAGAAATCTATTCGGTAAATACACAACACGGCGGCATTGGTCCATAATACCACTGTCATCTAATTCATTTCACAAATAGAGCATCATGACACTGCCTGTGAAATTCTCAATTTTCGCGCGGTCGTTGATATAGTGAATGAACAGACATGTTGCAACAATGTTTTCTATCAGATATGCTTGATTGCTCTACGGGAAAAACTCCGTAAGCGCCGTCTGTTTCTTCGTTTGGGTCTCGTTTGCCTCCTTCGTTGCCGTTTCATTGCAGTTCTTGGGTCGGAACGCCGCGTCGGCATCAGAGAGCGCACACTTCTCTTTGTCTTTTTCTTCTTCTTGCTTCCGTTGCCAGATAGCGACCGCGTCGTCGTGTTCGGCCTTGAGACGAGCGAGTTCTTCTTGATTGTACGGTCCGTGCTCGATCTTATCCTTGAGCTCCAAGATGGCAGTCATCTCCTCGGACATCTCCTCGTCGCTGCTCTCTTCAATACCCGAGTCCCATTGAACCTCGTCTCCGAAGTTGACATACTCCGTAGTGGGCGAGATGATCACCGTGATAGGGCGGTGGTCACTCCACGTCATGGAAAGCAGACGGTTGAGGGTGTGCTTGCTGGCGCTCTTGAAATTGGTGTTGCCGAGTGCGTCGAAGTAGGCGCGGGTCTTGACATCCCATGCGATGAGCACATATTGGGGGATCTTATGAATTACGCCTTTGTGTACACCGCTGTCGAGTTTCCCATTGAACGTGATGTGTCGGACCTTCTCGTCGACGTCGGGGAGCCAGATGTCGTCGTTATGCTTGGGCGTGGCACCACCGCCTGCCAAGAACGGGAACAAGTTTGTGGGCAACCCACTCGGCACGCCTCGGTAGAACTTCTCCAAGAATGCTTGCTTGGTGGAGGCGAAGAGGTCGTTTTCGATCTGTACAGTGAACGGAACATCGGCGTCCCACATGCGCCCCGTCTTGTTGTATTCCTCGTCGGTGTTGAAGTCGCCCAACAGGACGACGTACTTGCCTTGCTCGACGGACTGGGTGCAGATGCTCTGGACGAACGCTGCCTCGATCATGTTCTGATACGGTGTTTTAAACTCGCCACCGGTGGCGGCATGACAAACGACGATGTGGATGTCAAACGTTGATGTTGGCGGTGAGAACGAGAAGAGGACTGGTGCCCGGTCGAAGTAGAGGTTTACTTCTCCATCACTGTCAAGTGTCGCCCACGACTGTTGGACCGTGGCGAGTTCTATGTTGCAGCCGGCGAACTGGATGGTGGTGCCGGCGAACTTCGGCGGGTCATTGGATAACGGTTCCTTCTCTTCGGCGCCGCGCCGTCCATATTTCGGGTAGAAGCCGTCGGTCATGATGCGGTGCCCGTTCTCCGCCGGGTCGGCGTGCAAGTCGCCCATCAATTCTTGGCGCCAAATGACGGCGTAGAGTTCCCGCCGGCGCCCCTGCGGGTTCACTTCGCCAGAGAGTTTGTAACGCCACGAATCGTCATATGAATTCTTGTTAAGGTAATCCACGATGAACTCGAGTGCTCGCTTCCCACCACCGCCAGTGCGAACCTCCTCGAAGATGCAGACACCTGGTCCATTGTTTCCATTGAATTCCTTGATGGTCCGCGCGACTTTCGTGGAACGATCGACAGATTCATTGTATCCGTCGGCGGTGGCGGCGAGCAGCGTGAGGTCCTTCTGGTTCCACTGCATAACCGGGTAGGTGCGATGCGTGAGGTACAGGCTACTATCTTCTTCTTCGGCAGACGCCATGGCGCAAGTTTTTAGTCTCTGCACACTGAGGGTCCCCTCCCCACAGAGCAAACAAAGAAGAACAATTCGGAAAAGGGAATTCGGAAAATAGGTGGGCAAATGTAGAATTCAAAGAGCCAGTTGTTTAAATGTATTCTCTTAGCTACATTCCCTAGCGATCGAGATTTTCGTTATTATTTGCCTCACACGTAGCCTTGTATTTTCTTTGCTTCCTGGCTTCCGTGATTTTGTTGCGACAATCCATTGGCGACCGGCTTTTCGACAGTCTCTTTCTGAGAACGAGTTGGGTTGTCTGTACCATGACCTCGGTAACAAACTTCGACAACGCACCGAACGCCTGCTACTGGGCGAGCAACCTATCGCAATACCTCGCTCGCGGGATCATGGTACACCCAAGAGCGGTACGAATGCTTGTGTTGTTTATCGGATATAGAGAAGGAATGTTTGTATCGAAAGAATGGTATTGTATATGCGCAAATGATGTCAAGCGGTTGCTGGAACACGACGACGCGAAACACCACGTCATTTCAGTATTGATGACGCTTATGAAAGTTTGGTCCCGGAACGAAGAACTTCTGCATATTCTCCGACATCGAGGGGAACCTCAGTTGATAAATCACCGCTCGGACAACGAAACATTTCACACAATATTATTTAAAGCAAATGTTATGATGCAAATGGATAGGTTCGCACACTCATTTTCGGAAGAGTTCATTCGGAAGATAATTCATACCTACATCATATCATTTCATGTCGACAATGGAGTGTCGGGGTTACTTGATAACTCGTTTTATTACGAAGACGAAGAATCTCAGCCCACTATTTGGTTTAAACGGCTCATGGGAAAACTCGACATTGTCTCAATACGAAAGCAAGATTGGCCACAATGCTTTTTCTCGAAAGGATGTATTGGAGCATTCCGTGAATGCCATGGGAGTAATATCGAATGTGTAGGGCAGGTAATGGTTGCTATGGGGCAGCTGTACCCCGAACTACGGTCAATTGCTCTATGCGGAATTCCAGAAACAGAAGATTATGATCATAATTGGGAAAACCCCAACAATCTGGTTCAATACATCTTTACGCTCGGCGCAACTTGTCCCAATATATCATACATTGACATGGGCAATACACCAATCAACGATAGTGTTGTCAACGCGGTTTCGTCAAGCTTTGGTAATCTCACCTCGTTTTGTGCGAAAACTGGTGTATTTGGCTACACAATTAGCAGTTATGCGCTGGAGGCGCTTCGTACAGTTCATCCAGATATTGCTGTTACTATCTGGACGTCAACTCACCCGGACCAGACATGAGAGAATGGGATTGCCCGGGTGAAGTTACCTTGGCGGTACAAAAACGTGTTGTGGAAATATGAAATAATAAAGAAAGCATTTTCCTTTAAATCCCCAGGCAGGAAATACAATAGCACGTGCGCGATGTCCTAAGCACATTATTTTTACACCGGCGCTGAAAATGCAGTGATTATTTTTATACAACATTCATTTATAATGCGCTGCTGACGAATGTATCCGAAACGTGTCTTGTCAAATATACTAATTTATTTCATTAGAAATTCAAAGCAGTCCTCCAACGGCTTTATGAATTCTTCACATAAAATCCTCCTTTTCCAATAACAGCCAAATAGATTATTCACCCGGTTCATCCGCATCGTGTCCTCGCTTGTGTATCTGTTATTTACATTTACAACTAGACACCATTAAGTTTCATCAAGTTGTCGAAGCCGTTCAGGGCGAGCCGAATCATCTTTGTCGCATCTTGGTTTTTATTAAGCCATTTTTTCTCTTGGTCTGTCTTGAGGATGTACCACACGTAGAATTCACTCTTTACCGTGTGCATAAAATCTTCGGCGAAGTCTTGCTCATCGAAGTCATAGTTGTCATCACGAAAATCGATATCATTTAGTCCAGTCACGAGTAGTTCGATTGCTTGTTCCGAAAGACTACGCTGCAGAGAAGGTGGTGGGGTCTCATATTTGAACACCGAAAACCGTGTTGACGATGGAACCGACTCGGCGTATTTCATTATAGGAATCGGAAATAGCGAAGACATATCTTTTGCGCGAGTAGGCGATGAAGCCGTGCGGTCCAGTTTGAACCGACACGGTGGCAAGTACACTTTCGCCGGTTCTTTAACCGATGCAGTTGACGTAGTTGAAGTGGATTTCGTCCGCCGGACCTACAATGATGGCGGTGGGGGCGGGTTTAAATATGTGTGCCACATTATATCTTGGGGAATATCAGCACCTGCGCATAGTAACCATCTTCATATTGTCCGGACACATCTCTTTGTCCGCGAGTACAGTTGCGGTATGGACCTTGACGACGACCTACATCAAGTACTGCATCTTCAAAGTCATCGGAGTCCCACGAAAACATCGGCGGCGGAGGCGGTAGAGAGGAACCACCATCATCTTTAGTGGAAGCATTCTGCGATTCATTGTTATCGGTTACAGGACCCCATTGCAACGGCGAGGGGTGATGAGAACCGGACGAGGTGACATATTTGCCGAGCTCATAGTTCCAGACAGAGTTCTTAGGCGGACGCCCTCGTCCGGGACCAGCTCTCCGGCTCATGACCCAAGTTGTGTCCGCACCTGGGACTTGGCGAGGATTTCCGTAAAATCGTTCCACCTCAGAGAATGTATAACGCCGGCTTGTACTGGATCTATTTATATTCAAATTATAAGGGAAATAGATATCTTGTTCACTTAATAGAAATAAAGTCAGTATGATAGTGGTATAACAACTGACAAAATCCACCAAGGAAATTTTGTACAAGGACCTAATTGGTGGCTCCGCGGACACTACAACAAATTGACAATTGCATCACAAACAAGCACCGCCAGTTATCATGGGAGAAGAGGTCCGACTGTTAAGGGCGTTCCATAAGCGGTTGACAAATGTAACGAGGGAAGCAACCGCGGTTTTTGCCAATCGAATCGAAGATATCGAGAGAATTAACGCGGCAGAAGAATTGGCGGAAAGGACCAAGCCACTCACGACCGAGGCTGTCAAAACTATGGACGAATGGTGTCAGACACGAACCGACGATGAAATATCATGGTTGTGTGAGCAAAACCTATCAGGAACCATCATCAACGCACTCGAAGATATGCTAGACACAATGCCGGTACATGAGACAAAGGACTGTGTTGACGAATTGTCATCTACTATCAAAGAGACTATGATAAGTGAACCGACCGAGAAAGATGAACCGACTAAGGTATCATTGTATATATAGATTACTTGCACTCCTGCACCATTTCGCGCGGCTATTATATAAATAACTACTGCATCATTCCATGTATCAAATGCTTAGAATAATGCGAAGACGATGACCCGTATTTGCACTGGTTTGGGGGGAGGGCCTCGCGATGAAGTTGAAGTCGAGGCGTTTTTCTCTCTAGACATCGAGTATAAGATTGATGAAGATGGATTTGTTTACGACAATGACACCGGAGAGGCTGTTGGGAGATACCACAAAAACACTGGTCTCTTCTCAATGCACCCGGTTATGAAATCACTTGTTGCCATCGAGCAACCAGGTGCGGCAGAGCAACTAGTCGCCACCGAACAACCGGAGTTCGCAAATACATACCGCGGGGATATGCTGGACGCAAAGAATAATACGAACACAGTGACACGTTTGTCCGCTTTGGGTAGGGGTGCGCAGGACGAAGTTGAAGTCGAACCGTTCTTCTCACACAACATCGAGTATAAGATTGATGAAGAGGGGTTTATTTACGACAAGACCTCTGGAGAGGGCATCGGAAAATACAACAAAAGTAAACGCCTCTTAGAGTTCTATGAGGTTGGAAAAACACTTGTTCTCGCCGAGCCGCCACACGCTACAGAGCCACCAGGCGCGACAGAGCAACCCGACACCGTCAAGTCACCATACATGTTGTCTCAAGTTACTGAGGAGCGGATCGATGAGTTCGCAAATAAATACCGCGGCTCGGAAGGTGCACTCACATTTGCAACGAAAGTCTGAGAACCAGCGGAAGAACTAGCAACGCATGCATGCGAACCAACCAATCACCCATACAACACCCCACCCATTCGCGCTGTCAGAGGAAGTGCGTGACGTCATGGCGGCGTACGAGGAGCATAATGGCGACATGAGGACTGTGATTGACCGCGTCATGCTCGCGACGGATGACGACGAACCGCGCTTCCACGATATCATCAACAAAGCGAACAAGTGGGAGGAGACAACCGAGCCAACGAAAATTACGACAAAGAAAAAACCCAAGATATGCGGACTATGTGGTAAACCCGGACATAATAAACGCACTTGTAATTTTAAATAACAATAACTTGTCGGTACCAGCACATGTTGAAGAAGAAAACGAGGGTACGAAACTGTGTTCTGTAAACGAAAATCAAGATGAGGTGGTGTGGGGGGGGCGTATATGCTTGGCGCACGCGATGATCTGGTGTAATGGAGTTCAACATTTATCCATTACTGTTAGACAAACGCACAATTTACTCAAAAATATTCTCCTTTCTTTGTTCTTTGTTTTTTTTTTGCACATATTGGACCTACAGAGTATACACACAAAAATGCTTGACCTAGACAAAATGATCAAATTGACTCGTGGTCCTCCCCCTCATAATCCCCTTGATGCCGGCGTCGTTCTCGTCGCACAATTCTTATGATCCCAATGGAGACTTGATAGCGCATGACATCACTGTCTTCACCCGACGATGGATCACTTCCGTCAGTGTGGGACATATTATCATCGCTATCATATTCGAAATTATTCATTGGTCCCGGTATGCTAGGTGGCGTGGTGGGTGCTGCCGCGGTGGGTGGCGTGGTGGGTGCTGCCGCGGTGGGTGGCATGGTGGGTGCTGCCGCGGTGGGTGGCATGGTGGGTGGCATGGTGGGTGCTGCCGTGGTGGGTGGCATGGTGGGTGCTGCCGCGGTGGGTGGCATGGTGGGTGCCGCCGCTTCTGACCCGCTCCACATCGCGCCACCATAATCACTTTCGCCGTATTCGCTTTGGTTCGGACTAGATGGCGTCGCAATGGCAACAGTGTCTAAATCGTCAAATGTCTCCACCGCGACCGGAATATCGAATGAGGAAATATAGTCGTCGTCCATATAGTCGTTATCAAACTCGTTTTCGAACCCTTCCAAGCACTGTTCATTGTAGCCACTGTTGGTTGATTCACTCATCCACCTCACCCGAGCGGAACACGGCAACACGGTTCTGGTTATCCCGAGACGGGTCGCTCGGTTCCGCCGAATGGAATATTACTACTATCGTTTTCGAGACCATCCCTCACAGCAAATCCCTAGCAGGTCGTGTTTAATTCCCGAAAACTAGGAACCATATTCCTTATGAATTTGTCAATGAAAATATCAGCGCAGAGATTAGACACTAATTAAAAGACTAATTTTATAGGGACCTCCGTACATCTCTCTTCGAACTGGCTATTATTGGATTTGGACTGCGAAGCTGCAGGAAATACATAGTAAATATAACAATTCTTAACAACCAATCACACTCGGCGACCACCGAGGGTCCACACAACCGAGGAGGTGTTGTTGGTCTGCTGAACCCGAGAACGTGGCAAATCGTCTCCACCGCTGTTGCATTTCTTAGATAAGGTGTTACCACGTCATTGAATATCTATACCTAGACCACCGCAACCATGTTACGAGACGGGTCGTCGCTGCTAGCCACCACCACAACCTTCCGCGACGGCTACGCGCCACCATGCCACCCGCATATAACCACCAACCGAAATTCTACCAACCACAGAAGACACCGTCGGACCCGCCGCGGCAACACCCACCATGCCGCCATCAGATAACCACCAATCGAATTTCTACCAACCACAGAGGCGACGGGATGGAAGTATTCCTCGCAGAGGGCAATGCGCGCGCCGCGACGAACTACCTGACCACCCACAATAATATGTGCGTTTTCGACATACTCGGACTTGACATCGCGTTTCACGAAAAGAGCCAGGTTATTCGGCGCTGGAAACAGATATCGTTGCTCGTTCATCCCGACAAGAACCCGCACGAGCTTGCCAATGTGAGAAACGGTATAGTAGTCATTTATTGTCGTGTTTGTAGAACAAATTAAACAAATATCCTCACCGATACCCACATATCAGGATGCCATTATCAAACTGAACGACGCAAAAAACGACATGCTAGATGTTAACAAGTTCCCTCAAATACTTCTCTCGATTGGTGTCTCTGGCAAACTGTACGATGAAGCAGCACGACGCCGGTACATTGAAAATGCGATATCCGCAATAAGTGACGCAGAAGAAGAGGTGACTTTCTAATATAAGCAAAAATTGAAATCGTGGACATGTTTTGTCGGGTAAATACATAAAATACAAACAATTCTTCACACTTTAGGTAAACAATGTCAAAGAAGAGATGATGCTGCGCGAAAACGAACTTACTGCGGCCAACGTGGCTCTGGAGGTGGCGAGGGCGGCGAGTAAAAAGGCATTTGATGCGATGAAAGAGACGCAAAGCACTCTTTACGAAAAGAACAGTTATCTCCAGTTCTGCAAGGATAATAACGACAAAGATCCGGTGATGTTTTACACTAGTCAAAATTGATAATTTTCTTATTTCCCGCTCTTACGTGCGATATTTTACATACAGGCGAGCACATGGGAGAATGGACCACCTATTACGTCTTCCTGGGAGGAACAATTCGACGAGCAGACGCAACAGACAGTCTACTATAACAAAAAGAGCGGCGACTACTCGACACACGTACCATACGGGTTTCAGGTAATTTTAAACAAATCTTTGCTTTGAAGCGACGTGTTATTGTTTCGCATTTGACCATAATTCTCATTACTTCAACAATATCTTAGTATGTGATCGACGATTCTGAGGCAGACGAGACAAGCGAACCGTCTTGTGATGAGGCGACTCGCGGCAAAAATGATGGAAAGAGTAAGATGCAGTCACCGTCTCAATCGCAGCCTCGACCACAGAAGCCCCTTGAGGCGACGCGACCTCGTGGACGTGCTCCTAAGGGCATGCAATGGAATGGTATCAAAAAGAAATGGGTCTCCGAGACGCTGAAGCCAACCGTGACGAAAACCTCGTCATCGTCCTCGTCATCGTCCTCGTCTGCGGGTGTCAATAAGCGTCCGCGCGGAAGGGCACCCAAAGGCAAGCGGTGGTGCAAGAAGACGGGTGACTGGGTAATTGATGTATGAGGTTAATAATTTTCTACCCGGATACTAACTAACTACCAAAACGTCAACGGGTCGGTAGTGACGTGGAATGGAGTGGTCATGGTGTACCATGTTTTCTTGAAAGTGAAACAGAGAGAGAGAACGACTGTGAGTGAGGAAACTAATCATATTTTCCACTGGTGGGCGGATATTAATCCGTATAAATAACCCCCCAGAGGGTTATATCGAGTAGTCTACCTACTTTTGGTTGCGCGGAGCCTTCGTGATTAGTGCTCACAACGACATATGTAAAATGCATAATTAATTTACTTTTTAAATGATGTTCGTCGTTTTTGTCGGAGATGCAAGCCCGGTAGCGCACCCACCCCTCGTTGGCATAAAACTACCGACGCACAATACACAGTAATTACGAGGCCGATGCTACGTAAAGCGCATTGGTTTATAGATGCGTACTTTTCACTCTTTCCCACCCTTGTCTTTGCCCCCCCCCCTCCACCACTTATTCTATATGCTCGCCGCACCCCGTCCCCGTATATTGTCACGGGGGGGGAGATTGGACCAAGAGACCATGGGACCACCCTCGGCACAACCGGTACCACTTGGTAACTCAGCCTTCTTCCAAATATTGGATCATCGTCTATCCTTGAAACTGACGGACCTCGTGGCGCCAGCCGAAAAAGGAGGGGATTGCGTAGGCGACTGCGGCGGCGCCTCCATACACGAAACTCTGCTGCATTCCATTCCACACAGTATCGAGCCACTTGAGACCGGCACAAAACGGTGTGTCCAGAATGCCCCCAAAGTTAGCGATTGTTGGCCAGTGGCAGTTCCAGATACGAGCATAGTAGGCTCGCCCATAGTTGACGGCGTACATGGTGAAGAGGATCAGGATACCCTTCACGAAACTGATGATTTTCGGCTTCCAGTATTCGCCGACATTGGATCCGAAGATCGTTGGCTCGAACCACTCCGACACGCGCAATGTCTTCTTGTGCACCGCGAATACCCGAGCAGCGAGTTCTTCCTTGACGATCTGGCGACCATTGTCATCATAGCAGCGAATTCCGTATTTACCGGCATCTGCAGCAATGGATGCGGCACTCGAAGACAATAGCAAGACATACTCAGGGTCGCGGCGGTCAAATCCGTAAGGATGGTTCTCGCCGCCGAGCTGAACCGACACTGAAGAGAGGATATTATTGTGTACATCGTTGTCGCTGGAAATCGCCTGATTCAGCGCGTTGAGTGCCGTCCGTTTCTCCGTAGCAGATGCCATGATAACTGGTGTCGCGTCGCGTTCTTTGTATGGAATTCTATGGAATCATATTCGGTGTGTAGTTATAATCTAAAATGCCCGAACAGCCAATTAGAGTAGCCTAAAAATGCCGATGCGTTTTCCATGGATTTGATTGGACAAGCCGGACCCCCGGAACACGTTGTTCCTATGTCATCAATCTGTCCAGTCCAGAATCCGGTTATTTGAGGACCACATTCCAGTTAACTCGCTTCGCATATTATGGAAACAGACTGCGATTTCTTCTTGTAAAAACCTCTAGTAGAATTTCACATTATAAAGCCGGTCGGTAATGAAACAAATAACATAATTTCTGATTGCGGAAATTAATTTAAGAAACCTAGGTAGTGTCAATTACGGCCACTTTCAGACAAGACACATTCAGATTAATCTTGTGAAGAACCACACCCGGTATCTGGTCTTCTGCAAACTTGTTGTCATCCATCTTCAGTATGCCGTGGCTTGTGGAAAGAGGTTTCGGTCACGAGGAAGAAGTATATTTTGCAAGCAAGCATCTCGCACAAGAGTTCATCTTGTTGTGGGTTACTTACTTCAATGGAGAGGGAGTGGAACAACTCAGTTCGATGCGTCACGTTATGTTTCCCGGGATGTTTGGGGAGGTCCTTACCGAGGTCGAGGCAGATTATTGGGATGCAGACGAGGTTTCACATGATGACTTTGAGGAGCGGTTTCGCGTCTCGCAATCACATCACCCTCGTCCCACGATCTATATGAGCGCGGAGACGGCATTTGCTGATTGGAAGACCAACCCATTCCTTCCAATGGGATGCCCGAATGGGCTTCCAGGGAGCGAGAAGCAAGCACAGGACGACCCTGAAGCATGGCTTCGATTTGTGGCTTCTCAAGAGTCTCTCACATCGAAACAGGCGTTCGGGTTGTATTTTGTTTTCGGTGCTCCGGCACTATCCAAGAACATCATCTCGAGCATATTGACGCGCGAGAACTCTCGCAAACTTCTCTTTATTGCCGAGGATCATGATGATAATCTGGGTGGTTTTGAGGACGACAAAGTAATGTTTGGCGGAATTCTCGTACTCGAGGAGTTCCCGATTTCCATCATCGACCACTACAAGACCGACATACTTCGATACATTGACACCAGGGTATTCGATCTAGGATACGAATACTTCATCGGGGGTGTAAACACTCTCAATTTTTGGACTGACCTATGTGAGTTCTTTATTAAGAATTTCCCCGAAACGTTTGCGGAATACGTTGGCAAAATCATGGTTCCTCGTCTATCTACGGGAGAAGATCCGATCGGCGTCGCCGCAATGCTCGGTGAGGTCATTTCCTTGGACCAGACTATTCTCGTCCAATACGCAAACAAGATCCTCGAAGCGGTGAATGAAATGGAGGACATCGAGGGCGACGCGTGGTCATATTTGGAAAACGACAAACAGTGCCCAGATAACCAGAAGCGAATCTTGCTCCTTCAGTACTGGCTTTACACAGTTACTTGTTAGCGCCGGCGTTGTCGTGTGCGGCTCTTGTTCTCATATTTGCAATGTCCGGGGTAGGCGAGATATATTTTTAGAGAATGTCGAAATGACAGAAGCGCATGATTAGTGTCGCATAATAAAATATATGATAATGCTCTTCTTATCTCGCGATCGTGTTGCACCGGCGGCGCTGCCACCAACACGATCGCGAAATCAAAAATAGCGACGTTAACAAACATAATGGAATAAAAAACAATTATAGTATACAAACGTATACTAATAGTGCTTAGTCGGTACCAAAACAACCGAATTTCCAATAAATTATAAAACTAAAATGAAGTCATTATTTTAGTCCACTAACTAACAAACACAATTTAATTTGAGCATATGTAATATTATTATTTACAAGGTCCTTTATCGGTTTCAAATAATTAAATCCGACCTTTTTAATCGCATCATTAATTTCGGCTTCAAACTCTTTTGTGAGCCCAAAGTAATCTGTATCGATGGCTACATCATCGTAATTTTCAAATATATAAATCATATGGTCTTCAATTGTACGCAACTTTCTCCCCGTTAATTCTGAGATTTCGTTCATCGTTTTGCCCTCTTTGTAATGCTTGTAAGTAATATCTTTTGATTCAGAAGAACACTTACCTGTTGATTTATTTTTAGAAATTACATTGATTTCATTGATAAATTCTGTCCCGTATTTCACAATGAACTCATCTGATATTCCATCAACTTTCCACAATTGACTGACGTCTTTTGGTTTGCTATTGCATATATTCATCAAGACACAATCGTTGATAAATATAGTTGGAATAATTCCATGTCTTTCAGAAATAGTTGTTCTTATCTCATGAACACGTTTTGCGTAAGAAGACTGCTTTGGTTTAATTGGTACAACAACATCTGGTTTAATCCTGGCTGTTATGGGCAACATTTTCGTTATATCTTTATTTCCAACACATATGACGAAATAATTACCTTTAGAATTGCGCACTAGTATGTTTTTTGCGATTAAAATTTCCAATAATTCCTTAATAGACCCCTTAGTCATTGACTTAAATATCTCGCCCCCACCAGTTTTTATCAGCGCCACCGTTTTTTCCATCCCATATGTAAATCCTTTACTAAAATGATGTTCTTTAATAATTTTTACAATTGTCTTTGTTTCTTCTGTAATATCCACATGTGCTAGATTATTCCCATTTGAGCAATTGTCACACATATTACATTTTGGAATATCGATAATGTCTTCTTCTGTTGGAT